CCAAGTGCGTTTCGCGCGCCGGAAATCGTAGTAGCGCCAGTACCGCCGTTGGCAATCGGAAGCGGGCCTTCGGTATTGCCCAGCCCAAGTGCGTTTCGCGCGCCGGAAATCGTAGTAGCGCCAGTACCGCCGTTGGCAACGGGCAATGCGCCCGTCGTATTGCCCAACCCAAGTGCGGCACGAAGGTCTTGCAACGTCTTTACACCCGTGCCGCCGTTGGCAACGGGAAGCGTTTCGAGCGTGTCGCTTATCGCTTGCATCTCCGCCGCATTGATTGCGGGAGAACCATCATTTACCCACGTTGGCGCTTGATACGCACCGCCCACAATCGGCATTTACTCCACCTCCACCCTGATCGATTCACCGTCGCCGCCCGACAATTCAACGCTGTCGGCGACCTTGGCTTTGGAAACTTCATCTTCCGGCACTTCGCACACGATCACATAACTGTCGCCTTCTTTGTACTTGAGGTAGCGTGCGCCTTCGCACACCCAAAAACGATTGTCTTGATCGATCACAAGGTGCTTTTCGCCGTCGTTCGTGACAACATATCGGTTGCATTTAGGCTGTTTCTTTTTTGCCATTATTTCTCATCCTCCTTATTCTGGCCACGATACCGCCGTGGCAATGGGAAAGTCGTTGACGGATACCGCCGAAATGGACATCGCCCCCGTGCTTGCCAGCGGTCGCGAGAAGCCCATCACCAAGTGACGTTCTATCGGTGATCCCGCTTTATCCGTTCTAATCACGGTTACAAGGGCGTTCTCCTTGATGTGGAATATTTGACTGCACGAAATCGAAACCGATTTCTGGAGGACGCTGGAGCGCTTTAGCTGCCATTCCGCGAGGTCTTGGCACTGCGTGTTCGTTGCGTACCCCGCTGCGCTTTCCACCACGGTCTTTCTTCCGATCTTGTTGACGTTTGTGTCGCTCTTTGGGTCGAGATTTACAGCGCGCCCGTGCGGCTGCGTGTAATCGTCGAGCTGTTCGCCCAAAACGATGTAGTCGTTAAACACCTCGGTGTTTTTCACCGTGTACGTCGCCCCAAGAATCTGCGCTTCCTTGAGCGAGAACTGCCATAAAATCGGCTTCGTCGTGTCGAGAATATCGTCCTGCGAAGGGTCGATACGCAACGCGCCATCGCTGTCATATCCGACCCATGCGTTCAGCATTTCGGCAAGGCCGAGAATGACGGTTGCGTAGGAGTTTCCCGCGTCAACGGACAGCGTATAAGGCGATACCGCCAACCCAACCGTCGTCCCGTCTGGCAGCACTTGCGTTTTGCCGTTGTAATACTCCGTATAGATCGGCGTTACGCGGTCTATCGGCAATCCATTGCCCTTATCAAGCTTTAAGATGGACGAAATCGGATCGAAGATGTTCGTGCCGACTGCCACTTCATACGTCCCCTCAAGGTTTCCATGCAGCGAACCGTCAAGGTTCGACCACTTATCCACAAGGTTGTATGTCGCGGTTTTCTGAGACGGCTGCAACTGTTCTTCCGGCGTTTCAACAAGAAAGACACCCTGCTGGATGTAATAGTCATCGCCGTTTGAAAGCACAAGCCCTTCGTCTATGGCGATTTCCTGCCCGAACCAGACGTGATTTACGTCGTAATCAAACTGACCATCGACGTTGGAAAGCGTAACCGTAGCGCTTCGTCTGCGCCCGTTCTGTAGGTTTACATTGATCGTCCCGTCGCTGATAAACGCCGCGCTCTTCCCGTTTCTGGGGTTATTGTCGAGTGCAAATGCCGTAGAGCCGTCCGGGTTCAAGAAACGCAGTCGACATCGTTTCACAAACGGTCTGCGCAGTTGCTTTAGATAGTCTTGATATCGTTCCGTTCCAGTAATTTTTCTCACCACCTCAAAACAAAAAGGCCAAACTTGCAAGCATTGCTTACATGTTTAGCCCTCCTTGGCTCTTTCGCACCGCCAGTCGGAACGAGTCGTTATTCGGTTATTCGATTGCCACGATGGATACGCCGTTGGTCGATCCAACCTCTACCCACGGCACGCTTGCCGTCTGTGCCTGTTGGCGCGTATTGTCCATCGTCTGCATGGTAATCTCTCCATCGATACGGATTTTCAATAGATCGCCTTTCCTGCTCTTCAAGAAAAGATCGTTTCGCGTCGTGGACAGTGCCCAGATTGCATTGCGCATCGCAATCGTATCGTAGTAGCCATGTCCATTCTCATAGTCAATTATACCAATAAGACTGGAAAGCGTTCCGCTCTGAAATAGAGACGGACTAAGCTGCACGGTCGGATACGCGGTGAAGTTCTCCATAACGTTCGGTGTGTTGTTGTTCGAAATATCACCGCTCGAAAGGTTCTTCCCGAACAAAAATTCAGAAACAACAGTATAATAATTAACACCTGTTACCTTTTCGCATTCGAGAATCGCCCAGTCCCAAAGGCACGGTGCAACAGCGTTGGAGATTAGCGGGTTCGTGACATATGTCGCCTCTCCAATGGGGAAGATGTAATACTGATACGTCGTCTGGCTGCATGCCGCATAGTCGAACAGACCATCCGCGCTGATCGGCACGTCTGCCACATGCTGTAGCGTCGTGCTGCCGCCCGTCATGCGATAAACTGCAAATCCGACGACGTTGTCTCCGCCAATGGACAAGTTGCCCGCATCCAGTCCATCCGTGAAATCCGCAAGGAAGTACGTTTGTGCGTCGTTTTCCGGCGTATAGGCGTTGTTGTCGATAAACGACGCGATCGTCGCTGTCGAGGCTTCGCCCTTCAAAATCTGCATGAAATCACATTGCAGCGTGCCGTCGATCTTCACCGCCTGTATTGCCGTCTGCGTATAGGTAACACCGTAGTTTTCCGTGTTGACTGTCAGCGTGTCATCATCGGACGGATAGAGGTTGTTTGCCGGATAAAGCGTTGCGGACGGATGCAAGCCGCCCGTGTACCATTCTCTGCGCACATAGAGCTTGTTTGCAGTAAGGACAATGTTAAGAACCGTAGCCCCGTCTACGCCGGAAATGCTTTTCATTGCGGATTCGCCGTTGTAAAGCGTAAGCGTTCTCGTCGCCGCAACGTATTTCAGCGTGATCTTCCCGCCAGCAAGCGTAAGGTCAAACAGCGTTGCATCTCCGCTCAACAGCTTTCCGCGCCAAAGAATGCTCCACGGCGGCGTATAGCTGATCGGATCCTCGTTTTGCTTGTCCCACGTCACAGAGCTCCCGTTTGGCAGGGTAAGCACGCCGTTGTCGATGGTGTACGGCCCGTCAGCTTCGCCCTGAACAACAAACAGGTTCGGCCACGATACATGTACTGCGCTCTTTTTACAAGCTTTTTTCGCGTAAACCAATCCCGTCATTTCGCTCGTTGCGTATGCCACGTCAAGCGTAACCCACCCGGTATCGGCGTCAACGCCGTTTACGGTTTGCGCCGTCAGCCGCACCGCATAAGTGTTTCCCGTGAAAAAACCATCGTAAACGACCTTGATCTCCGCCGTACCGTAGATTTCGCCCGTGTCGTAAAACGGATGAGCCGTGTCGTTATTGTACGCAATCTGCCAGCGCACCCAATTCATTGCATCGCCTTGCGCCTGTGCGTAGGAGCCCGTGAAAGTATACGAGCGCGTCGCAATCGGAGACGTAATCGTGTTGACGGAAAGCGTAGGCGTCGCGCGCGTAATAAACGCCGACGCGCTTGCCTGGGTGACGCTTTGGTTGTTGCTCCACCACTGCGTAATAATAAGCTTGTACTCTCCGCCGTTTACAATGCCGGACGCAGAAAGATTTTCGGCGGGAATCGTGTGGCTAAAAAATTCGGTTTCACCCGCATAGTTCGTGCCGTAAAACGGAAGATTCCCTTCCGTAATCTTTCCCGTCGAATAAAGCTGCGTACTGGCGGCGTCATTCTTGTAAATGACGATCTGATATGCCGTCATGGCGCTGTTGCCGTTGACTTGCCAGCTCACCGTGAGCGGGCGTGTCGCATCAACCGTGCCGTTCCCAACGCCCCACGAGCTATCCGGCGTAATGTTTGTCGGCATGAAAATCATTTTCTATCGCCTCCGTTCTCAGTTTGCGTTTTTGTAAAGGCCAAGGCGTCTGCTCGTTTGTGCGAGTTCGTAAAGCGTCATGGTCTTCGCGCGCTGTTCGTCAATGGTAATGTTGCCGTACTGGTAGAGGTTCCCGTTATGCTGGCTTCCAATCCGATTGTCGACCATGCCAGGCATTACGCCTCCGATCTTGTCCGTCACGCCGTATAGGTAGTTTAGTTCCGCCATGCGAGCGCGGAACGTAGAGTCGGCAGACGGGCTTAACATCGCTTGCGTAAGAGCCGGAGGAAGGACGCCTTCATCCTGCCCCGTCGCTTTAATCGCACCGTATCCATGGAGGATTCCTCCGCTGTCGTACAGCCGCAATACCTGTCCCGCATAGATTAGATTGGGGTTGCCAATGCCGTTCAACGAAGCCAATGCCTGAACCGTCGTACCGTATCTGCGTGCAATGCCGGACAGCGTATCGCCGCGCTTTACCGTATAGGTCGTTACGCCACCGCCCCCGCTGCTCGAAGAAGGCGCGGGCGTACTACCGCTTTCGGAAGTACCGCCGCCAGTCGCAATGTCGATGGAGTAGCCGAATTTTTTCAGCATTTCATTGACCTTTTTGATCTGATCGTACATCTCCGGCGTAGCGTTCTCGGCGATGTTTTTCAATACCTCGGCAATCGTCTTGGAGGGTTCTTCGAGCGACTTGAGGATTTCATCCCAGCCTTCCTCCAATGCGTCGTATTCGGCGTTGATTGCGTCCTTTTTCGCTTCGATTTCGGCAACGGCCGCGTCGTAGGCAAGGTCATCCTTGAAATCAGCCAGATCCTTCTCTGCTTTTTGCAATGCTTCCTGTGCGCTCTGCACATTCTTTGCATTGGCGACCCATTCCCATTGCCCGGTCGCCGCATTATACTGGCGCACCGTGCGCTCGTTTTGAGCGTTAAGCAGATTTTTGCGCGCCTCTTCCACCGCAAGCTGCTTCTCTTCAAGCGTGACTTCATCCTCTTTGATGTCTCGCGCTTCCTTGAGTGCATCCAGCTCATTTTCAAGCTCTTCAAGGCGTTTGTCGCGCAGTTCCTTCGCGTCTTTCAGCTCATTGTCGACCGCATCATCAAGCTCGTCCCACATGACTTTCTGGAGCTTCGCAATCTTGTCGTTCCAGTCGTACCAGTCTTTGTAGAGCTTATTGATTTCGGTCTGAGACGCGCCGATAGACTGCATGTAGTTGATCTGCGCCATAAGCGCGCCGCGGATCTGGACGATCTTGTCTACTTGCGCCTTCGTCGGTGCGTCCTGTGCCTCCAAAAGATCGAGCTCACTTTCAAGCAGCGCGACCGTATCCTTGTGATTTTGTAGAATGGCGTCGGAGTCGTTCTTCGCGGCAGAAGAAGAGCTGGACGAGCGAGACGAGCCGGACGATCTGGAAGAACGCGACGATTTCGACCCGCCAGACGGCGCTCCTGTCTGTCCTTTCTTGAATATCCCCGTAGCTCCCTTGCTTTTTCTGCTTGGGATCCCACTGGCTGCCGCAGAGAACACTACATCCCCTTCTCTGCGAAGCATTTGCGCCGTTTCGGCTGCGGTAAATACTCTTGCACCGGGTTCGAGATTTGTTATGGTCGGTTTTCCGCCGCCAGCAATTCGAGCCGTATCCCCCTCTTGAATGATTTCTGGGCCTTCTTCGTTTACCAGCGCTTCGCCGCCCGGGGCAGAGTAAGTGCCGGAAGCAAAGAACCCAACTCGCGTTCCAATCTTCACCGTAGTCTTGGTTCGCCCCAACGCGTCGAGCAGTGACGTAACGCGTTTGTAATCGTTGTCAAACGCTGTTGTGTTCATCTCGACTTTGGGTTTAGCATCTTTTTCTCCAAGCTTTTCGGTGCTTTCCCCAGCATCGTCTGTTTGTTTTTTCGCCTCTTGTGCCTTTGTAATAAACTCATCGAGGTCTTCGATAGGATTTTCAAGCGTTATGTTGCCTTTCGCTTGCATGACATCCAAGGCGTCGACAAGAGCATGAATATCTTCGACGTCCGTGCCTTCCATCACAAGTCCTTCGACGAATTTCGATATGTCGATCTTTTCTATAACGCCCTCTGCGCCGTCCGCAGTTTTGCTGAAAGCACCAAGGTCTTTTGCGAGATCCTTAATTTCATCGTCCGTCGCCTGAATGCCGCCGCTATAGATTCCCATTGCCTCCATGATGGAATCAAGAACTTTTTCTTGAATCCCCAGTGCATCGGCAAGCGCCTCGGTGTCGTCGATGACGATACGCATATTACCGTCGCCAAGGTCTTCAAAACTAACCAAATTTGCCAGTTCTTCGTTCCCAGATTCGACTGCATCATAGAGGATATTTGCGAAGTTTGCGCCGTAGTCTTCTCCGTTATCGGCAAAAACCGCCCGCCAAAAAGGCTTTGAAAGTTCCGCACCAAGCGCTTCGAAGTCGTATTCATAATCGCGAAGCATATTTTCGGGCAACAACTGTTTGATGCCCTCTTGATACGCATTGGAACCAAACAATCCCTTCCCATACGCATCTATTACCTTGTTATAGATATCTGCATATGCGGCAAAGGTATCTCCCTTTTCGCCGCCTTTCATCGCCTCGTTGAAATCTTCGATACTGGCCTTTGCTTCGCCAATCCTCGAAGTGAAATCAACAACGGAATCGATTTGATCCGAGAACGAATCTGCGTTGTCTTTTATTGCGTCGCTTTGCTCTTTGAACGCCTCAATCGACCAGAATAATTCCTTTCGCAAGTCCGCGGTAGAACCATTTGCCGCTATTATTTGCGTGCGAAGCACTTCGAACTCTTCGGCGCTTTTTGCATTTTCAAGTTGCTCTTTGTGTTGCAAAACAATCCATTCTGCTTGCGCTTTTACGCCTGCTTCGTAGCTGCCGCCCCACTTCTCAATAACGCCTTGCGCCTTCGAGATTTCCCCAGATATCATGCCCTGCACGGCCATGGCACCAGATATGTCCTTGCCAAGCTCTTTGTTGCGTTCGGTAAAAGAATCCACAAAGTTTGACGCTTCCGTAAGCATATCCACCATGTCTTGTGGATTGTCGAACGCGTCCATGTCCAGGGAAATGCGATAGTTGCCGTCCGATAACTTTTCGAGAGTTATTCCGTACTCTTCCAGTTTAGGTGTAATTTCGTCAAGCGCTTCTCCTGCGCCTTCAAGTTCCGTTACATTGATGATCCCCTCATGGCTTCCACCCATAAGGTTGTCGAATGCGTCCTGCGCAGTCCTGTAGTCATTTCGGATTTCTCTCCACGCTGCATTTACATACGCCGCGTATTCATCGTCGAGCAGCCCCAACGCCTTTTCTCTGGAGCCATTCAAATCGGACAGTGCGGCTGCCGTCAATCCATATTGTTCTTGCAGCTTTCTTTGGATTTCTGCGCTTCCGATTCTTCGCTGTCAATAATCTCAATGTAGCGTTCCTTGAGCGATTGGATGCCTTTTGCCGTCTGAATGTCCTGTTCAGACGTTTTCACAGCCTCTTCTCTTGCCTCTTTAACAGCCTGTGCATGACGCTTAATCGCCATTACCGCTACTGCAAATGCCGCCACAACAACGCCGATTGTCGTCACAAGTGCACTGGTTGCAGCAGCGTTTGCCGCTTTTGCTGCCGTGTTTGCTTGCGTGGCCGCCGTGTTCGTAATAGTTGCGGCTGTAGCGGAAGCCACAGCGCTTACAGACGATATTACGTTTTGAACGCTATTCGCTATTGCCTTTGCAAACCCGATAACATTGTCTGTCTTGAATGCAAGAATAAGACCGCCAACGGCGATTGCCGCCAGCCCCGCGTTGTCTGCGAATTTTACAAGCCCCGTTGTAAGATCAAGGATTCCTTTAATCGCATCGGTGGTAATCGTTTTCTGGATAAATTCTGTCCAAGTGTTCTTGAGCACTTCGGTCTTTCGCGTCCAAGAATCCATGGCGTTCGAGACTTCTTTGTCCGCGCTACCAACCGCATTTCCATAGTCGGCAAGCATCGACTGATACATGTCCCAATTCTGGATCAACGCAAGGAGCTGGGATGTGCGAAGTTTACCGCCGATGTCGGACACCATCGAAACAAGCTTCTGCTCCGTAAGAAGCCCGTCCTGCATGCTCTTTGCAAGCCCTTCGATGGCCTTCATCGGATTGATGACTTCCCCGGAGGCTTTCGCCGCATTATAAGCCTCGGACGCGTATTCCTTAATGACGTCGCGTAGCCCGGCAATTTCCCCGGTCGTCCAAGTGACACCCTCATCAATCTCCGTCTTGGTGTCGCCCATGATGTTGAGGAAAAGCGCGCGCAGAGCCGTCGCGGTTTCCGTGCCGCTGCGCTGCGTAATCGCCGTGATCGTACCGATTGCCGCAGAAAGCTCGTTAATTCCAACATGAGCCTGTGCCGCGATGGGCGCGACTTTACCAAGCCCTTCCGCGATCTTTTCAATGCTCGTCGCGTATTTATTATCGATTTCGTTTGCACCGTCAAGAACGCGAGTGAGCGCTTCAATGGAGCCATTGTATTTATACGCAGCGTCGACGGAAATCAAGAACTGGTTTGCCGTTTCTGCGTTAGTGTCACCTACGATCTGGGTTTTTGCGGCTAATTCAGCCAGCGATTCGGACTGTTCGCTATATCCTGCGCGCGCAAACTGCGCCACGGACTCAAGATACGAGTCAGCCGAAATGCCAAGCGCGGACGCCGTCTTGTATGCCTGTTGTTCCATTGCGGCAAGACGTTCGTTCGACGCGTCCGTTACTTTTCTAACCTCGACGAGCTGATCGTCTACAGCTTTCATCTGTTGCAAGGCATCTTTAAGCGCCGCCGCAAGCTGTCTTATCGCAGTTGCTTTTATGCGTTCACCCAGCGCTTTAAGACCCTGCTCAAACTTGTTGGTCGAAGCAGTGCCTTCTTTGATCCCGGTATTGTATTGGTACAGTTCTCCCGTCGCAGTGTCGAGAGAGAATTTGAACGTCGAAACCGTTCCGTCTGCATTTTGCACTGCCGCCGAGAACTGCTGTACGTCTCGTCCCGCAATCGTCGCGCTACCCGTTGCTTTGACGGTTGCGTCGCTCATACCGTCAAGGGACAAAATATAATATTTTATCCCCTTAACCCCATCCGACATGTCAGTCCCGGCATTGCCGACGCTTTTCCCGACACGATCATAAAACCGCTGCATGGCATCAGCCGACTGCCTTGTGTCGTTTGCTAATTTATTGTGAGATTCCGCGGTTTTAAGTGCCTGTTTCTCTAACGCAAGCTCCGCCTGTCGCGTGCGTTCGGTTGTCTGGATCGTCCTTTCGGCGGCAAGCGCATGTTCCGATTCGGCGTGTTTGAGTTGTGCTTTTGCCTTAATTAAATTTGCTTCGGCATTGGTCTGTTGGGCTTGTGCGCGCGCCGCGGCATTGCTTGCCGTTTCAGTTTTCGCTAATGCGTTTGCAAGTTTTGCCGTCGACTTAATCAAGTCTAATGTAGCTTTGTCCGCTGCTTTAATCGCAGACGTATCGATTGCGACTTTAACGTCTACATCTTTCAACCTCGAAAGGTCTTGAATCAGCTTATTAAGATCGCCGCGTTCGACCTGCGCTTTTACAACAACAGTATTCATTCAAGCACCTCACTTATCTCACATCGAATCCGGCCTTCAACAGTTCGGCCTTAATTGCATTGTCAATTTCATTTCCCTGCGCAAGTCGTTCTTCTGCGGGCCTGTGAAACGGTCGCGGGAACGGATGTTGCGCAATCTCTGATTTCTTCCATGTGTATCCTTGACCGCTCTCGACGATCTCCGCCACGTCTTTCCTGCCGCGCGCGCCTTTGCCGGAAGAGCGGATCTCAAGCGTCATCGCTCCTGCGTCATAGGTTTGATCCATCATGTTCGGATCCGCCAAACCCCCATTCACTCCGCGGCGCTTGTATTGCGTGGGCTCATATTTGTCGTATACGTTCTCTTGTACCGACTCCATGATTGCCAGTTTCACTTCATCCGCAACCGTTGACTGCATCGCCCTATGGATGGCATTCTCAAGTTTTTCGGCAAATATTTCAGCGTCATTTTTCATGGATTTCACCTCTTGATTTTGGCGTTCAAGCGTGGTATATTTAACGAAAAGGAGTTGGTTTAAATGGCTAAAAGCAATAAAGATGACATTGTCAACGGAATCCTTGAGTACAAGCTGATTGAATCAGCCGTAAAATTGAGCAGCGCGGCAAAAGAAGATGCAAAAAGAAACAGCGTGCAAAGCGATCCTCCCGGTGCAAATATTATCCGCGCCTTCGCGACACCAGACCCGCTTCCCATACAAAGAGTTCTTCGATGGGCATTTATTGCACTGGTAATCGTCATGTGCTTTGCGTTTATTTCCTGTTGCTCGACGCTGTAAGGCGCGTATGTCAGCCCACTCAACAAGTGAATGAACCCACATACGCCCCGTCCAAAAGGACGGGGCTTTTGTTGTGCCTTATTTACGCGATAACGCTAACCTTGCACTGCGAGGTCAGAGTTTCATCGCCGTTGTTGTAGGACACGGTGAGATCGCAGTCTCCGGTCGTAGTGCCCGCCGTGATAAGGCCGGTAGCAGAAACGGTCGTACCTTCAGGAGGGCTGGCAAGGTTGTAATTGAACTTGCCGTAGTCGGTCGTGGTGACGAGCTGGCCGTTGTCCATGATGAACCGCGGCTGAACCTGTGCCGTGCTGGACTTCTTGACGGAAATCACGCCGCCCATCGCCGCAAGAATGCCGCTGATCGAATCAGCGCCGGAATCCGGGACGTAGACGTAATAGGCAAGGTTGGACGCATCGCAATCGCTGCACTCGGCGTTGATCGTGTCGGTATCAAACGCAACCGCCTGACCAGACATGGAGGTGGTATCGTTCGTAGACTGGTCGCCGACGACGCCAGCGTTGCCGCCCAGTTTCAGGCGCGGCACAATCGCATACAGCCAGCCAACGCGCGTGCCTTCGTTCTGGTTAGCGCCGCTTTCGTTGGCGTAGACGGCCATCTGCGCGGTAAAATGCACGACCTTCGGGTCGAACAAAGTGCTGATAGAGGCGACCTGTGCGGAAGCCTTGTTGATGAAATACCAGACTTTGTACTGTTTGCCGGAGGTTGCGGTGAACCCAGTGATTGCACCCGTTTCGGGGTTCAGATCATAGGCCACGCCGCCGACCGCAATGCCGCTACCAGCACCGACCTCCTGCACCTGGCAGAAGACCTTAGAGAAGCCAAGCTGCGCAACGGGTTTGCCCTCGGAAACGTCAATCGATAGAGACGTGCCGTCTGCGGTGATGGTCTGGCAGACGGGCGCGGGAGCGTTGTAACCCAGCGTCGCGCCAACCTGAGCGGCTTTCGCCCACAGGCTGAGGTCAGCAGCGGTAAGCGCGCTATCGGAGGGGATGATCGCGGCAATCGCGTTGCCAAGTCCGGCACGGATTTCGCCCATCGTGACGGACGTCGTGATGTTGCCCGTGGTGAACTTGTTGGAGTAGTACAGGACGTCGCCCGTTTTCACGTCGCTGGCAATCGCCTGACAAGTGCCTTTGAGGTAAAGACGCGGATCAGTAAAGTTAATCAAAACGTTTTCACTCCTTTTTAGGTGTGGTTATAGACTGAGTTTTCCTGAGTTTGTGACAGCTTCAATTCCTTTGCCTCCTGCAAATTTCTCAATCGACATAACGGCGGAAGAATCCGTCCGCTTACGGTTGAAGAACGGCGACGGGTATGGATTTCCACCCTCATACTTCGCGCCTGAAGCTGTTCCAATTCCCGTTACGAGGAAGTGCAGTACGCGACTGATTGCATCTCTTCTCCTATCAAGCTTCAAGATCGGCCATTCGTCGATGTCTTCCTCGCTTTCGCCTGTGAGTGTTGCAACGGTCGAGATCATGTCCTCGAAATTTACGTCGATGTCGGCGTTGTTTGCGGCGGCCAAGTCGTTCTCCGCCTCAATCAATTCGGGGTTTGCGTTCTCGCTGTACAACCGTATGCCGTTCTGCTCCGCCAGAATCGGTCTTAACCGCTGGAACTGAATTGGAGTAATCTCTTTCTGTTCCTCTTCGCCCGCGGTGAAGCGTATCGCCTTTAGATCGAACGGATCATCCGACGATACAATCGGGTTCATCAACCGAACGCGTTCATCTGCTTCAAGCCCCTCTCCCACTTTGAGGCTGAGGGCAAGGAAGAGCAGCGCGCGGGTAAACAGCCCGGTCGGGGCTTCGCCCATAAGCGCGTTTTGAAGATCCATCTGGTAGTACGCCGTCAATAGAGGCAGGGACATGTACTTAACGGGTAACGTTTGCTGTACAAACTCTATCGACGGGCGCGCATAAGTGAATACGTCGCGCTCCTTCACCTTTACGGGCCATAGTGTCAGCCCTTCCGTCTCAACAGGCTTGTATTGACGGATAAGCCGCATTATATTTGCAGGGATTTCATACACGTTTCGCTTTCCTCCCATTGCAATAAAAAATAAAATGAAAAAGCCGACGCGACTTGCTCACATCGGCTCTCCTTAGCCCCTCGCCGCGCTCTTTCGCGGTCGGGACGGGTTCTTGGTTTGTCAGATTCCTTCGCCGCTCTCCATCCAGTTCATCGACATTCGAAGCAGTCGGCCCACGTTTACGCCTTCGTCGTCGTAGATAGTGGTAGAACCGCTTTCTATGTGTTCGTAGCGGTTGAACGTCATCACGCCTACGCCACCGATATTCACACCGTTTAGCGCGGAAATCAACGCAGTTTCAATAGCGTAACTCTTTGCAATTGCGTCGGTTTTCAGCCCGTTTTCGAGGTTCACGTTCACCATGATCTCGAAGTTGATTCCGATTTGCGCGCTTATGCCGCTTGAAGGAATTACGCGCCCAACGTAAACCTTCAACGTCGTCTGCGCAATCAACTGACTCGGCCCCCAATACTGAATTGGGTATAAACGGTAAAGCTTTGGGTGCAGCGCCTTTAACTCGTTCGTGTCGAGTACGGGATTGTTGCTGTCAAAGAGCATCGAAAGTTTCTCTTCCACGGTAGGAAGCGGCTTCCCAAGCGGGTTCGGTTCGTCATACCAGAGGTACTTTGCCAGTTTTACACGCGGTCTGTTGTTGTCGTCTACGGGTACATACCCGTTCTGATCTGGCAAATCGAGCAAATATCGGCAGATTTTCGTCGGGATCAGCTCCGCGCCGTCCATCGTGGAAAACCCGCTCTGCACCTTTTCATACGGGTAATACGGGGAGTCAAAACTAACCGTTTATCTCACCTCCGCTCATCGTTTCATGTGAAACAACGATGTTTCACGCGTTTTTTTGTGCAACATAGTCCGTCAGTTCTTGTTTTGCGGCGTCAAATTCCTGCATTGCAGTCTCTAATGCCGATGCACCGAATCGCGTAGCAATAAGGTTGGATGCCCGCACGAGAATGTCGTTCTGCGCATTCACAATGCCAAATACTTCATTATTGAGATATTTTTCAAGGTCTCTAAAGTCCTGCATAATATCCCAAATCTTGTCTCGCACGCCGGATTCTCGCTGCTGTTTCAGCCGTTCAAGCTGGTTGAAAATGTGAAGATTTGCCGCGTAATCATAGTCGTCGCGAGACAGCATGTACGGATCGTCGTCGACCTGTTCCGCCTCAAGTCCCAGATAGAAGCGTACAAACACGCCCATCTCATAACGTCGTTTCAGTTCGGGGTTTTCCTTGTAAATCGGAGGCACGGAAATCGATTCACCGTCGTCCGTCTCGGCCCGAAGTTCAAGGCGTTCGAGCGTACGCACCGAAACGTATTCCACAAACTTCGTCTTCTCCGCAATCGGCATATAGTCGCTTGCGTTTGCTACAAGGTCGGGAGTAATCTGCTTTACACTTCTCAGTTTCATTGATTCTTCTCCTTCCGAAGCGGGCAAAGTGCTGCCTGTTTCGTTGCTTCACATCGTTTTGTCTGCGGGCAAAGGTATTGATGCCCGCACCAACTCGCGTTCTCCGGCATCTTTTTGCAATGCACGGATACATCTCCGCATTTTCGGTATGCGTATGGGCAATTTTCGCTCATTACAAGCCCTCCAATTCAACCGTAGCCACAACCGCATCTCCCGCGCCTTTTGCCGTGATCTTGAGCGGCGTTACGCTGCCCTTCCAACATGCAATTCGCACATGCTTTGTGTCCTCCGAAACGACGTATGTGTACGACGATCCTTCCGAACCCTCAAACGTCCATTCTATAGGCGTCGTCTGCTCCGCTCCGCCGATAAAATCTGCGGCTCCGATGTCGTAGCTTTGATACACCCTGAACTGTGCTGGAGGCGCTTGCGTAAAGATCGTGCGCGGCTTTAAGTCTTCTCTCACGCTCACATCAATGCTGGCGGAAAGCGCCGCATTCTGTTCCAGCGTTGCGGTAATGGTCGCCTCCCCGTTTCCAGTCGCGGTTACAACGCCATCTTTATCCACGTCCGCGACGGACGGGTTGCTGCTTTTCCACTTGTAGGAAACAGGGTGTTCGTCCGTGGATTCAACAGGCTTTTCATTTCTCACGCTGCTCGCGGTAATCGTCGTCTTTTGTCCCGGCTGGATCTTCGTTCCGCCAGAAACCGAGACTACCCAAGAGAAGTTCTTTCCTCCGGCGACGTGCTTTTCCATGTCGTCGATGTCATGGTTCGGTTCTTCGTATTCCGCGATGAAGCCAAGCTGTCGAATGCTGTTATAATCCCCGGTAAACTCCTGAACGAAGTCGGCATAGCCGCGAATGTGATACGCCGCGCGGCCCAAGATAATGCGGCTATTTGTATCAAGCTGTGCCGTCCATTCGTTGTACTGGCAGATGATGTTGAAATATCCGCGCGTAATTCGCAGTGTGTCCTGCGGGTTCGGCGTGGAGGCGCGTGCGGCATAGCTGTCAACAACAAGCGGTTCGCTCAAGAGGTTTCCGTAGTAATCAAAATGATTCCATACAGCGTTGCATTGGCGGAAAATCCCGCACCCGTCTGCCGCGGAAACGTTGATCGGGTTTGTGGCAAGCCATGTTGAACCCATCGTCACGAGCTTTGTACCCTGTCGTACATATTCGATATTCGGATTTTCAAACAGTACGATTTTGTAATCGTCGAAATCCTTTGTCATCGCCGCGGACGGCTTTACGATGTCCGCCATCCGCACGCGCACGTCCGTCCATGCGAACGGATCGTCTTCGAATACGCCCTGCACCCTCGCGTCGAAAAAGTTTGACGCATAACGCGCATATTTTTGAACAAACGTCGTCGTTTCTTGGTCGAAATACTGGCGTTTGCGGTTCTTAAATTGAGAGGGCGAGTTTGTGTTTCCCGCCTGTAAGCCGCGTCCGAGAAGAAACGCGTTCTTGATAAACTCATTATCTGTCGGCATTGACGTTTCGCCCTCCTTTTCCGTGGTAGATTAGACGAACCTTTTCTTTGAGCCGTTGTACGGCATAACGTTCGCATATGCTACCGTCTGTTCGTACTTATGCAGTTCATCATTAAACAGCGCGTGGTTTGCCGAAAGTCGGTTCTGCACTGCGTTCATGTAGTTGCTTTCGTTTACGGTTTCGAAGCTTGCGTCTTTAATCTTCATTTGAATGTTTAGCCAGTTTCGACTGAACCGCTCGTCCCACACAATGGCGAATGCAAGCCCCAAAAGACGCTTCTGCCACGTCGTAAGGTCAAATGCGAATGTGCCGTCCTTGTAAAAGTCCATCTGGTATTGCACGTTCTCGCTTGCCTGAGTAGGGAACGTCACAATGCCCGTATTTTCGTCGTAGACGGCTTCCGCATATGGAGTGAGAGTTACTTCGCCCGACGGCGAAACCTCTCTTAGAACGCACGAGAACAGGCCGTAGCCAGTGTTCCCGGTGTCAACATTCGTTTCTCCCGTCATGCTGCCCGCGTCGGACGTCCATTCAGCGTCCGCATATGTCGGGCTCTCAAGTCCGTTCGTAACCTTTTCCAGTAGTTGCGGCGGTGAGGACAGCATAGGGATTGCCGCGGTCATATACAGCGACATGCGTCGAAAATACAATGCGGGGTCAACGGCAAGGTCGTCGGAAAACCTTGCGTCGTCGATGAACAGCGACGCATAGTTCGTAATAATTTCGCTCCAAGATGTACCCATTGCCGTTGCTCCTTTTCAGATTGTTTTATTCTTCCGCGTCCTTCGCATTGAGGGCTTCAATGACGGTATGGAACATACCGCGGCGACGCACGTCGTTTTTGGGAAGCTGTTCCGTGCCCGCTTTGGAAAGTTCGTTCAGCGCGACGATGAGGTCACGGTCATACGCGCGTTTGTCGTCGTTTTCAAACGCCGTGATAAAGCGCCGGGCAACCATGAGCTTGTGTTCCCAGCAAAGTGCGGGGAAAACCGCCAAAAGGTCTCGCCCCATATCCAACAGACCGTCAAATGCCTTTTCGTCGAGGACTTCACCCTCTTTGTAGGCGCAGTTGTATCGTCTGCGTTCGTCATCATCCATGCCGGACAGTACGACAAGCCAGCGACGATCCATCATTCGGCGCGTGGATTCGTTGTAAAAACGGCTCCATTCGCTCTTCGGCACGACTACCGTTCCAGTTTTGCCAGTGATCTGCCCATACATGCCGTTCGCGCCGAAGACAGCGACGTTATCATCCGCAATTTCCGCCTGAAAGCGCATGACGACTTTTTCGGTATCCGCCATCACCTGAACGATCTGCGGATTCCGCTGTTCAAGCTGTCGCTGCATGTTGGCAAGCATCTGTTTCAGCTCGGCGATTTCTTCTGCCTGAGCTTCCTGTGCGGCACGCGCTTCCGCCGCCTGTTTCTTTGCTGCCTCAAGCTCTGCATTCTGCGTCGCAGCGGTAGCGGTTGTCGTCTTCTTTGTCGCCGTCGATGCCGTTTTCGGTTTGGCGGCCGTAGTTTTCGTTGCAGTTCTTGCCATTCTTTTTCTCCTCTCGGTATCACATGTTTGCGCCCATTTTCGGGTTTGCACCGCATAAGCCTGTGTTGCTATGGGCATAAATGGGAGTGATAAACACTCCCATGAGAGGGCAATTACGCCGTGATGACGGCGACCTTGCTGGCAAACGCGGGAATCGCGTCCACGGAGATCGACGTGATGATGTCGATGGTCATGTCCGCCGTCTGAGACGGAGACAGCTCGACCTGAATCTCGCCGCCGTCTTCCAGACCGACGTACACGGGGCGGTAGCCAGCCGTCGCCATAACCCAAATCTTGTCTTCGGGGACAAGGGACGTAAGCGTGGTGTTCTGCGTGCCGGGGACAAGCGCGGGCTCAAGCGGCATGAGGTTGATGCCCATGTACTCGCCCAGATAGCCGTAACGCGCCCATTCGATGCCCAGCATCGTCGCAAGCGCGGCGTCAAGGTTGACGGTGGAGGCGTTCACATTGCCGGACGGCAGCGCCTTCGTCAGCGCAGAGGGATCGCCGACGGCGATGCAGCCGCGGTAAGAGGTGTTGTTCGCCATCGCGACGCGCTTTGCGGCAGTAACCCAGTTTTTGGATTCGTTCGTAAACTGGAGGTTCGTCGGAACAAGGTTCGTGTTCGCCGTCCCGGCGACCAGTGCTTTCATCGCAAGCGCCATGATCTTGGAGTACATGCCAACTGCAAAAGAGTTGAAGAAACGACCGAGATCGGCGTCGTTACCGACAAGCTGATACCACTTGATCGTCGCCTTCGCGGTGCGAAGCGTGGGATTCAGCGTCAGCGGCTTGCTGTACAGATAGTTGCTGGGCTTCGAGCGGGAAGCACCCCAAGAGTCGTCTTCGAACACGAAGATGTCGTTGCTGGCGACGTCCAGTTCGTAGGTCTTACCAAGCGGCACGGAAACCGTCTCGGCGAACCAACTCATGGCGTTGGACATGGTCGCGGGAAGGACGGGGGAAATGACGTCGCGTACGATGCCAGACAGCAGATGCAGGAAGGACTTCTGAGTCATGAAGCGCTGCTGCTTCTGCATGAAGTCCGCGTAATCCACGGGCGCAACCTCGCCGCTCACGGCGCAGTAACGCTTCGCGGCGTACAAGAGCATCTTTTCCTTCGTCTTACGGTTGAAGTCGGCATAGCTCATGCCCGTCTGAGCAGTAAGCTGAGGCGTGTATTCGGCGCTCAGATTGCGCAGTGCGCGCATGTTGTCGTTCGCCTTGCCGCCGTATTCCTGCATAAGCAGACGACCACAGGTAACGATGTTGGCGCGTTCTTTCTCAACGTTGGTAAACTCCGGCGCATTCGCGTTGAAAACGGAGCTGTCGATGGAATTGAATTTGATGGCCATTCAGTTTCACACTCCTTTCAATTAGGCAACACGCGCACGGAGATCGTAGAACGCGAAGCCGTTGTACGCGCCCTGCGTGAACGTCCCGGTGCGTACAAGCTCGAAGTAAGGCAGCCCTGCCGTGGAGGGCGCAGCGGACGCGGGTTTGAGCAGCCCGGCGTCGATGGTAAACAGGGTTTTGTCGCCAACTTCGCCGGAAATGTTTCCAGCACCGAAACGATAGACGGAGTCGTTATCGAACTTAATCTTCGTGTAGGTGCAGGGATAATCCGCGGGTGCCGGGAGGCCGAGCGTGTTAGATCCGACCTTGTAAACCGCGCCAGTCACGGGATCCGTAACCATGTTGACGTCAAACGGGTTGCACGCATACACGCCAGCCGCGGCGGTCGTGGTCGCAGTCGCGGCGACCATGTCCCAAGTGTTGGAGTTCTTGATCGTCACGGTAGCCGAGGTAGGGCCGACTCCGGCATAACCTTCGCAATCCGTCAGCGCGGAGCGGGTGCACAAGAAGCCAGCAGAGCAAATTTCGCCCTTGGAGCTGGCGTTCTGGAAGTAGCCAGTGATATTGGCGGTGGAGTCAAATTCATGGTTGGAGATTTTGACTTCAAACGCCGTATTCGCAATGTACGCCATTGTTATTTCACTCCTTTTTTCTTAGTCGTTCAGGAACTTAACCATCGCGCCGACGCCGCCATCAGCTGCGCCATCGTTTTCACGGGCAAAGTTCCACGGATACTGCGCCATGCGCTGTTCAGCGGCCTTCTGGTCGGCCTCCATAACAGCGGAGGCACACGCGGCCAAAACGGCGGTCTGAACAGCCTTATCGCCGCACCACACGCCATCAGCATCGACGCTGTTCGCATAAACGCCCTTCTCGACGTCAGCTTTGATCTGCGCAATGACAGATTCCTCGACTTTATCCGTTCGGTTGGCGTTGAAGCGGTCAAGCGTGTCTTTTGCCATATCGCGTGCAGACTGCAAACGACGCGCGGTTTCCGCCTTGCGCATCGATTCAAGCGCACCGTTCGCCTCTTCCACCTTCTTTTCGAGCGTTTCGACCGTGGCGTTCGCCTTGATGAGTTTGGCGACAAGTGCATCGCATGCCTCACTCGCATCAACGCGCACCTGTTCGTCTTCGCCGAAGTCGTAGACAATGGCGGAATTGGTCTTCACGATACGATCCGGGACAACCGCTTCGTTCGAGTCTCCGAGCGTATACGTCGCAGTCTCGCCGTTGTCGGACAGGAGGCACACATGAATGCCTTTTTCGCTCTTTGCGGCGGACAGTACGGTATAACCTTCAAAGCGCTTGTCCAGTTCGGCAATCTGCTTTCGGTTCAAAATGTCCAATTTGTTCACTCCTTTTCGAGTATTTAGTTCACTTGGCGCTCCGTCGTTTGCTTCATTTTCTTTTTTCTCGACGGTCGGTTCGTTTTCATAGGACGCGGCACGCATCTTGAGCTGTTTGAACTCTTCACTTTCGGCGCTCAATGCGACGATACGCGCGTCCTCTACGGCGGGCATGACGTGATCTCCGAGGATCGTCGTACCAAGAATCTGGTACTCTTCCTCAATTTCAACGTCTTCCTCCATATGCGACTTCGTCACGAGCGTTTCGATACTGATCGACATGGTGTGACCCTGCATCGCATCATTTTCGATCTTGTCGACAAGCTCGGGCGCGTAGAATCGCCACAGCGAACCTCTGCCAACTACCCATTTATTGCCATCTCGTTCCTCCATCCGAATATCTTCGGGTCGGTCTGAGAGTGAACCCACAATTCTTTCGGCATCCGGCTCCGTGAAAGACGGCCTGATCGTTTTCGTTTTAACGTCGGGAACCATCTTGTAGTTGTGGCCGTCGCCGATCACGGCACCGTTGCCGAGATACGCGACAAGAATCGGCGTACCCGCAAACTGCGCTTTATTCGCTTCAATGTTGATATATTTCCAGCCGTTTCGATTGACTTTATCGTTCAGCAGCCAGATTTCGACGTCATACAAAAACTCGTTTTTCTTTGCAAGCGTCCTGATTTCGCCCGCAAACGTCCTGTATTCGCTCGCCAATGCAAAACCCCTCCGTTTCAAAAAATAGGGGCTATTTAGCGCAGTAAAGCGTTAAACAGCCCTCTTGGCTTGCCTCATTCCACCTTGAACGAAGCCGTATTTATCTATTTTCGGGTTTCACTGCCTCGCAAGTGATCTTTTTCAACACCCGTACACTGTCGGAAACGATTCGATAACCGTCCTTTGTGCGCTGGATCCTGCAATCATTTCCCTTGTCAAGGCATTCACGGATAAGTTCAATGTCTTCCTTGTTCAATTTTAACATAAGTTGAAATCCTTTCCGCTCTAATAGGACGATTATTCGCCAATGCTGTCTTGATCCGCTTCCTGTCCATCGGAAGAAGCTGTTCCGTCACTGCTCGGTCGCCCTCCCTTGTTGATTTCATGCGCCGCGATCTGATCCGCTTGCGACGTCTCATTTTTCTGGTTTGAGCTTTCTCCGCCGTTCCCGTTGTTGGGCTGCGCCGAATACGAAGAGGTAAGCGGAATGCGAAGGTCGAGGATCCCGGCCTTTTTAATCGCCGTAGACCACGCAATGTCGTCCAGAATTGACCTATCGTGCAGCGCATTATAGATAATGGCGGCGGGAAGAATGCCGAGTGTCATGGCCTTTTGCGCCTGTTCCTCTTTATCCTTGTCCGAAGCCATGTCGCCGAACATTCTGAACTCCCATTCGTATTTTAGATTGAAGCTTTCGAACATACAGCTCATCATGCGCTCAATACCGCCGTATATCTGTGCCGCAAACTTGCTCTCGATTTGCAGCGAAATCTGTGCCAGTCCGGCCCGCGTGTCGTTGTTCGCGGGCACGATCCCTGAAAGCCCTGCCTTTGCAATCGTATACGCGTAGCCATTGGAGCTGATATTCATTGCGCTCGGCGCTTCCGCAAGCTGGTGCATCTTCATGTTCTGGAACGGCGCGGAAAAGATTCCGATTCCGCTGGTATTGCTTTCCGCAAGCATCTGATACCAATATGCCTGAAACAGGTCGCGTCCGCTCGGACTCAGTTTGTAAGTATCGGACATGCGCATATCCTTTACGTCATAGTACGGGATTTCGCACGTAAGCACAGCGATCAACGGGTTCTGCACCAACTGCAACTGGATCGCTTCATACGCCGCAAGCTGAATCATGTCGATAAACAGTCCCGTAAACGGTGGCGCAACGGTTCTGTTTGCGTCGTCAACCTCGAAGGTGAATACCTTGTCAATCGGCAGAACCACCCAGTAGTACCATCTGCCGTTCTGATAGTACGCATCAGGCGCAGCGTTGTTGCGGCTATGCTTGCGCACTTTATCCATCGCTGCGAAAATATAATTCGACGGCGCTTTTACGCCTCTCACGCTCTCCGCAAAGTCAGAAAATTCGTCGATATACGGCACGAACAGGTCTCCAAACTGCCGATAATCCGTGCCAGGCTGTGTAAAGTAGAAAAGATTGAACGCCAGCGTGTACTTTGACTTATTGTTGAATCCCACAATCTTCGTCCAGTCGGTGGGAAGCTGCTGGATGAAGGCGTAATTGATCTTATTGTGCGATTTGTCGATGGAGACGCGCGGCGTGTAAAAGACCTTGCCGGATTGAAGTGCCTGTCCTGCAATCTGGTGCGCGACGTTCTTAATATCGAGCGTCTTTTTCAGCTTTTCGAGCAGCTTCCATTCGCGCCAGAAATCATCCTTGCCGATTGCACTGTCGTCAGGCAGATTCGGCGCAATGTAGCTATGGTAAGTGAGAAGGTCTTGGTATACCTTCCTCGTGTGAAACATCGGATATGCCGAGTATTCCAGAGCACGCTCTACTTGTCGAAGGCCGAGCTCGTTCCCTTCGGGCGTTTGCAGCATTTCCGCCACTTCGTCCTTCGTATGCCCCGCGGGTGCGGTGGAAATCGTCTTGACGCGTCGGTTCTGAATATACGGGTTTGCTGAAAGCGCGGATCCCCACTCGCTTGCACCGCCGAACACAGACACCAGCCGATCATAAGGAATATTCGAATACTCGTCGGACAGTTCGCGCATTTTGTCGTAGATTTCTTGGTACGACTTATAGCGCACGCTCCGAAGTTCAGTCGCCATGTTGCTCATCGTTCGGCTCCTTCTCATTTTTGTTCGCATTTGCTGCTTCCTTTAATGCGGCCTCAATGTAGTTGATTGTACTCGAAAGCCGCTCCAAAATTTGCGGCTCATTACGCGCCATTTCATCCCTAATCACCGCAAGATTGCAAACGGACAACCATTCACGGTCTGCGTTGGTTAAACGCCGAATATCATCTATACCGATCTGAACGCTCTTTTGTGGCTGTTCTTCGTCCGTGTAAATCAGAATATAGTCCGGCGTCGCGCGCATAAAGCGCTCTGGCATTGCCTTAATGACATTTTCTTCCGTCAGTTGGAGCGCATACAGCGCATACGTCTTGGTTTCTTCGCTCAATACAGGCGTCCTCCTTGTCGCGGTACAATCATTCTCGATCTGGATTCCATCACCCTCGAAAGCCGCGAGGCGCGATGTTCCTGCTCGTTGTTCATGACTGCTTCCCATTCGCTTTTTTGCTCGCGGCGCATCAAAATCTGGTATTCAAGACGCTGTGCAAGCCGCAAAGCATATTTCAGTGCCGACCAACTGTCTCGCTGGATGGCGTTTGAAATCCGTTTTTCTGCTACGCCAGCACCACTGGCAACCTTTTTAAGGTTCTGAATCTGTCCGATAAGCTCCGTCGTCTTCCGATACGGTCTATCAATCTGAACATCACTATAGTCGTCCTTGACGCTATGATAGCGTTTGTAAGTCTCAAGCCCAAGTCCGCGATTAGCGGTGAGCAGAACAACGTTTTTAGCCTCAAATTCGCGTTCTGCGTTGCGGATCATTTCGCTGTCCGGGTCTGTAACGCCGACGCCGCCCGCTTTGATCGGGTAGATGACGGGAAGTGCGTCCTCAAGCTCAAGGTCGGTGTAAGATGAATGGTCAATAATGCACAGCGGCGGCAGTCCGTCTTCAAGATCGAGCATAAGTGACTCGATAACGGATTTACCATACTGCCAGCCGTCAATCGCGATGTACGTCGGAGTCCCGCCTTCAAAACAATAGCGATACCAGACGCTTTTCAGCTTTTGCGCTTGCATAATTGCCGTCGGAGGCGGCGGCCAGTCGTCGACATAAACGACTTCTTTCAAGAAGCGGTTTGCCCGGTATTTGTCCCGTTGTCGTGTCAGTTTCACAACGACGCACGCGCACTTCGCGTTGTTTTTGTTATCCTCGTATGATACGTCGTAGCCCACGATATACATAACGTTGCGCGGCCCAAGCTGATTGTCTCTGTCGTTGCAGCAATGGTGTTCTTCCATCAGCGTCAGCGAACGGCATTCGCTCAAGACCGCGTCTCGCACAATCGGGTTTTCGTCTGCGCCCGTGTAGTGCGATTCCATTTCTCGCATCCACTTCTCCGGCGTAGATTCCGCGCGGCGCTGTTCTGCCCACTGATACGGGCGCATCTGGCTTAAGACGATAACTTGCCACGGAACGTCCATTACAAACGCGCTCTGTCCGCGTCGCATGGAAATCATGTGCTTGCATCGCGTCTCGTATGCGTGGTTCTGCTTTCGTCCGGCACTGGTAATGCTGTGCTGTTGATAGGGGATATATGTCGGATCCCGCTGTCCCTGCACCATGTGCATAAGTCGCACGGCGTAAAGCACGACGGTCGTATACTCGTCAAAGTCAAACGGCGGATTCTCTTCCTGCGCGTACTCTTCGGCGGTAACGTTGTGAATATTCTTTCCTCGGATTGCGTTGATCGTAATGGAAGAGCCGTATGTCGTGCTTACAACCCAGTTGTCCTTGCCCGCCGCCTCTACGCTGTAATGGTTCGCAAGGAGCGGATAGTCGTCCTTGATGTCTGAAAATGCGGCGTTTGCCAGTTCTGCCTGTTGCTTATACGACGGGCCGTAGTAGCTCGTCTTTGTATTCGGCCACAAGATGTTTGAGATGAGCATTTGCTTCATCTTCGTGCTCGTCTTGGTGAGCGAGCGGCATCCCGTTATGTCCACATATTGATAACGCGCGAACGCGCGCATCATGACACGCTGGATCAATTCTTCGTTTTGGTATTTCGCGTCCGGGGATCGAAGAATGTCACACAGAAGATCAGGATACCACCGCCAAACGCTGATTAGAAACGCCCAGCTTTCGTCCTTGTATTCTTCGTAGTCTCGGTTGGCCGCTTCCTTTTTGGATGCCCAGCCGTATCCACGGATATATACATGCGGTCTTTTTCTGCCAGCCACCCAATCGGCTCCTTCCTTTACGATTTTCTCAGCGTTTTATTTTTTCGGCTTGGATTGCGTATTGTATGGGTTGTTCAAGTTGATCGTCGGTGGCAACGGCTTTCCTCTCTGCGTCCCTTTTTTCTGGTAGACTTGAGGCTTTTCAGGCTGTTTTTCAGGCTGCGGCGTCTGACTTCCATTGCGTCGAACCAGTCCCATTTTTTCGTATGCTTCTTTCTCGTCTGCGTTCGGTTCTTGTGCGAACTCGCTGGATACATTGGCGTCGAGCCTCATGTTGTCCGGCAGTCTGGTAATCACAGGCTGACCGTCATTTGTGCGCATGGTGTTAATGATTGCCTGTAGCATTTGATCGGCGGCGTCGAGCGTATACGGATAAACGTGACTCGGATTCCCGCCCAGTATTCCCGCGCGTTCCAGAAGAACTCTCTGAACCTCCGCCAGAGGCAGTATTTTGCCTTTTTTGAGGAACCCAGCCTTTTCAAGGGAATCCACTATGCTGTCGATTCGAAGCTCTTCTACGGGCTTCTCATCGCGTTTGCGGAGGTTTTCTGAGGCGAGGTTGTCTTGGATCATCTTGTTCAGCTTCGAAGCAATATCCACGCCCTCTTTCGTGCCGAGTGAGAGTGCTTGGTCGGCCTTGAGCCGCATCTTCGCGCAAACTCTCAGCGTATCTTCCTGTTGCGCGTCATAACCGCCCGCAGAAACAAGTCGCGCGGAATAGGTCTCGAAGATGTCATCCAGACGTTTGTATTCTTCCGCGGTATACCCCATGCCCCAGTCGCGATGCCAGCGATCCTCGCCTGTTGTAAGGAAGTCAATGACGAGCTCTACGCTCGTATCGCCATCGGCAAAGCCCTGCCCGTTCGGGCCAAGCTCTATTTTTTGCTGGCTCAGTTTTCCGATATACGCCAGAATGGCTATCCTTTCCAGTTCTTTTGCTTTATTGAGATAAAACGGAATATTGTTTGCCGCACAAATGTAAAACAGCGCGAGCATAGGGTTTACAATCTCTGCCAGATTGTTAAACTGCTTGATTGCGCCGTCGCTTAAAATCTTTCCCATTAGCTTTGCTCCTTCAAAGTTCGTTCTTCGCAATACACACCTGTAACTTTATTTTATCAAAAAGCAGAATCTCTTTCCGCTCTAATAAACAAAAACGACCGTGAGGTCAGCTCTCACGGCCATTTTCGGCGGGTTGGCATCCAGCCCGAACGCCAGTCCACAGGAGGTTTCCTACATGGATTTTGACAATGCTATTATAACACGTTTTCGTTGTCGTCGTTTGCTTTTTCTGAATTTTTTCCATCTTCAAGCCCCATAATTTCTTCGAAGTATGGAAGCTTAAGGATCCAATTGCAGAATATCCGCCACTCAGTCAAGCGATGGTTGTGCCGCGCAAAGTAGATGTTCGCAAGGACTTCGTAATTCGCGCTCCATGTATATTTTATGTTGTAGCTTTGCGGCATAATCTGACGAATTTCTCTGAAAATTTCATCGTCCTTGGTTTTTATATACGCTTCGCGCAGCGTGTTAAGCGTATTTACGATTGTAAGCAGTGTTCTCGCGGAATCTTCATTTTCCCAACTGAAATCAAACAGTTTGAACGGGCGCGCAATCCCTTTGTGCATAAAACTGCAACTGTTGCGTGTCGTCCCGACCTTGTAAGTATCATGCTCGGCAACCCAATACATCGGCGCGGTGATGTCCACGATCACGGGCAGCATCCGCATGAACTTTCGCTCATCCGTTCCCGCTTTCGCAAGATTGCGCATCAAGCGCATGTCGTTTTCTCCGATACTAATATTCTCTTTCTCAAACCAGTCGTCATACTCGATTACGCTATCCATACGATCATACGACTGCATCGGGTTTCGGCAGCCGCGAATAACCGCAATCCATTGTTCCGGCGACGGCGTCACCGTATTTTCAAGCCTAATCATTCAAATCAACCCCCTCGCAATTGCCTCTCCATACGAAACGCCAAGTTTCTTGCATTTTCTTGCCGCTTCCGCAAGATTTTCATTACGTTTTGTCCTTCGTTCCCGCTCAATAAACGCACGCTCGCGACGCATGTCGTTGCGTTTAGCCGCGTTTGATTTTTTTCGCCTTTGGTTTACACGTCGGGCAATATCTCGTGTTTCCACCAAGAGCGCAAAACTCAATCCCGCACATTTGGCATGTAATTTTCCTGTACTTATGCGTTCTGTCCGGCATTGCGGGCATCGATTTCACCTCCACACGCAAGATATCCAATGGCGTCAACATAGCTATCCGCTTTGTACTTCCCGCTGCTAATCCGTGCAATCTTCATAAGCGCCATCATGATTGCAACGTCGGTCGGCTCGATATCATATGCCAGATAATCGCTCCACAGCTTTGCGATCTTGAGAAAATTGTCTTCGGGATCCCCATATTGATCGTTTCTGTCGTGGCATACGCACTTTTCCGACGCCGCAAGGAACGCCGCTCTATCTTGATTTTTATTATCCATTAGTTCTACTCACTCCTTGCTCGTCAATGTTTCTAACCGTTCTGCTGCCAGCCGCATGATGAGGTGTTTCCCCTTCTCAAATGCTTTTTCCATTGTTACCTCCACCAAATCATTCCAACCGTAAGAGTCAAAATAAACGCTATGAAAAAAACCATACAAAGCATTACCAGCCCTTCTCCCAAATCATCCATCGTCTTCTTGCCCTCCCGTAAGCTCTTCCAGTCTTTCCGCCGCCAGCCGCATGATGTAATCATCACACACCTCGTGCGTCTCAACGCCGCGCCTTTCCTCCTGCAACGGGCAGTCCTCGCACGGGGGGCATCTGTCCTCCGAGCAGCACCGCAGCACTTTGATAAGATCAGCGTCAGTCATCGGCATCCTCCCTCACAATCAGATAAAAGTCCTGCACCAGCTCTTCAATGTGTTTGTCCGTCCACACAGGTTCATCGTATGGCATAACGGAATCCATGTACCAGCACTGGAGATAGCCTTCATCCACACATTCTATCGTCGGCGCTTCCGTAACCATCAGAGCCGCTTTAGCAAGCGCACCTATCGCAAGCTCGCTGCATTCCTCTTCAAGGCTGGCATTCAAACGTTCTTTTATGCGTTCTAATAGTGCGTCGGCGTCAATCAGTCTCATCGTCTTCCCTAAATTCCCCGTAGCTGCAAAACGTTTCGTCGTTCGGATGTTGCATGCCGCAAATTGGGTTGTCACAAAATGGCGGGAACTCCCGATCCTCCACATACCACTTGCAGTATTTGCATCGCACGACCTCAACGGCGTCGACCTCCGGCATGTCTTCAACAATCTGTACCGCCAGTTTGTTCGGAAACGTCCATTCTTCCGCCCTTTCCGGCTTTCCGTATTCGCTGGTGTTAAACGCCGCGATCAGTTCGTCCTTATCGCACAGCCGCTTATCCATCTATTGCCTCCCATTTCTCGCATCCTTCTTCCCAGAAGTCCGCGCAGTATTCGCTTTGATCGTTGCAGCATACGCCATCTTCCAGCGCATACCACTTGCACGACGCACAATATCTTCGTTCGGGATGAAGCATTTCCCACACGCTCTCGTCGTCCCCGCTAAGACCGCAAACATCATCTGTGCTTACTTTGGACAAAAACAATTCGGAGCGTTCGAACGCACACACGGTATATTCACCTTCCGGCACAACGGCTCGCGTTCGCATCTTGCATCGTTTGCACGCATGGATCATTTTCAATACCTTAATTCTTTCATCAATTTGATTGGAATTGTTTACCTCACTCAATCCAGAACCTTGCTTCGTCAACAAACTGCGGGTAGGCAGTACAAAAACGGTTCCAATCTCGAATCAGCGTGTTAAAGAAGTCAATAGTACCATCAATCGTGCCCCAGCCGTTGGGAGCTTCATATTTTTTGTATTTCTTCGGATTCGTCACAAGCTCTTTCAATCCATCAACGATCTTCGGCATAACGTCCACGCATAAGCCGTTGTCTTCTTCGTTGCGCCACTCAAGCCCTGTAGCAGCACGGATCATATCGCCGACGTTCCATGTGATGTTTGCGTACTGCTCGCCCACCGTCACTGTGGGGCCATCTATGGTTCTAACCTTGAACTGAATGTCGTATCCCATCGCTATCCTCCCAATCAATCATACGCGCGTAACATCGTGGGCATCGTTCTTTATGCGCCGGGTTGAAATCCGTCACGCCGCCGCAATTACTGCATGCCCACGCCGTGTAATAGCCGCGTGTTCGCTTCCACCTTGCGGTCGTTACGGGTTCGTATTCCACGATTTCACCGATGCCCTTCGAGTGCAATTCCGCCTTCTTCCTGTCAGTGAAACAACATGCCCTGTTTTGGCTGTTCCGCTTGGCAACCCCGTTCTCAAAAATGAAGAACAGATGCTGACCTTTTTCGAATCTACCAGCCATATTCATCCTCCTTGTACTCGAACCCGCACCGTTTCACATGCTCATACTCCGGCTGCTCGTCGTCCAATACAACCACTTCAAACGGCACATTTACGCTTCGACGTAGCGTTTCGTAGCGCATGTTGATGTATTCATCATCCATCTCGTGTGCTACAAGCATCTTTGCCTTGTTTGCCGAATGAGCAAAGCAGTAGCAGCCCCATTCGCTTTCGCAGCTATGCACCAAGTACAGGTTCATTCCCACGTCCTCCTGTTCCAAGCCTTGAATAAACCGTTTTCTGTCAAATAGGCTTTCGTCCTTACGCCGCATTTTGAGCATCGAATGAGCTTGTGCGTCATTTCTCTCCCATAAAAGACCGCAGTTCCGATATTGGCATAGTAGCTGCCGGAACCGTCACAGACGTATACCTTTGGTTCGCCGTCACAGAACGGGCTCGGTTTAAGTTCAGCCATTATTGCATCTCCCAGTTCCACTCATCAACGGCATCCTGTGCATGGGCGTATTCATGCGTTTCGATGCCGCAATTTCTGCACTTTACCACGAATGTAACCATCGGGAGCGTTCCAGAATCATGGTGCCAAATGTATCTGTCCAATGTGGCATCACCGCCGCAAGACGGACACTGTTTGAGTTCATCCACGAAATTTCACCCCGCGTTTCTTCAACAGTTCCAACAGTTCTTCGGTGCTGTATTTTTCGTAATCTGGTTCAACGTGAATCGAGACCTCGACATATCATTCTTTGCGCAGACGTTTTACCTCTTCCCATGTATGCGCTCGGCGGTTCCATATTCGGGTGCATCCCATAGCTTGTCATCGACAACCCGCAGCACTTTATTTTTATCCATTTTGAGCGTCATCAGGTCTTCCGTGTTGACGCCTCTGGCTCCCATCTTCATTTCTCCGCCACTATCCCAAATAACGTAATTCAGGTACATGGCGCAGGGTGTTACATCGTCTGGAAATTCAAACGTTACTTTCATCGTCTTCCTCCGAGTATTCTCAGCTTCACAGGTTTACAAGCGTGTACAGCTGGTAGACTTCATTCGGCTCATTCAGCATCCCTCCAGCACAATTTTCGCCAGCTCGACCGCTGCGATGTACTCTTTCTCATACTTTGTGCCGCCGTGAACGTCTTTCACGCGCTCGACAAACTCATTGAGCGACGAAAACCAGCAGCCCGCTCTGACAAACATGTTGCCGTCGCCGTCTCGGAAAAAATATGTTTTTCTGCGCTCGCTGCCGATCCTATCACACGCGAAATATTCTCCGCTTTTGACGCGCTCGTCTTCGAAGTTGCATCCCTTTCCAAAATAACACCACTCTCCGAATCTGCACCACTCGCCGAAACTGCATTCATTGCAAAAGCTACACCACTCGCCGAAGCTGCACCGCTCTCCAAAGCTGCACGCATTGCCGAAGCTGCACAACCAGCCGAATCTGCACGCATTGTCGAATCTGCACGCATTGCCGAAGCTGCACCGCTCTCCAAAGCTGCACGCATTGTCGAATCTGCACGCATTGCCGAAGCTGCACCGCTCTCCAAAGCTGCACGCATTGCCGAAGCTGCACCGCTCTCCAAAGCTGCATTCCTCTCCGAAGCTGCACGCATCTCCGAATTTGCAATCCTCGCCGAAGCTGCATTCCTTTCCGAATCTGCACTCTTCTCCGAAGCTGCATCCCACGCCGAAGCTGTGGATTTGAGAATAGTCTCCTGTCGGACAAATCAATCTCCCGAACTCATCATACCTAAACTTTTCCATGTCGGCCTTCGTGTATCTTTTCATTCTGCATCCCTCCAGCAGCCGTTCGGCACATTTGTCACGTCTACAGGCAAGTCCGTAATAATCCGCCGGAGCTTGCAGTTATACCAGTCTGTTTTGTCGCACATGAGGCACTTTTCGTCCACAACCGCAGCGACCAGTTCGGTCAGTTCGTCGCGCGGGACGAGCCACTTTGACTCGTCTGACTTCCCGATGTCGTTTGTTACGATCCGCAAATGCGAAATCCGCATCTGCGCAATCATCGTGTCAAGCTGTTTAACCGGGATGGTATTCAGCAACGTCTCAACAAGCTTGTCAAGCTTCGATTGCACCATCCGCAAGTCTCTCCACCCGTTCGGCACACGGCGCGTAAGCTGTTCCAGCTTCGGCGCGACCATGTCAATCGCCTGTCCCGCCGCATATAGGATCGTCAGCGCTTCGCGTGTTACGGAGTTCACCCTCTGTCTATCGTCACTCATCCAGATTTGCCTCCCAAGGCCGTTCCCGCAAGTAATCGTAATATTCGTCCAGTTCGTCTGGTATCCCCGATTCCAAGTAATCCATTACCAAATCGTTGCCGTCTTGCGTGATTTCTTCGCTCGTTCGCCAAATCATCGCCACACCACCACCATCGAAGGGAATGGCGCTCGACCGCGATCTTCCCCGTTTTCGTCCGTAAAGTGTAACCGTCCGCGCAGAAACCGAATCTCAGCGCTTCGGAGAATATAGTCGTGAAAGTAGCTCGTGTCCGTTCTCGCGGGAATCAGCATAACGATGGGATCGTCCATTCGTTTTGATTCCGAGTATGCCTTTTTCACCCACTTCCCAAGTGTGCGTCCATATGGAGGGTTGCAGAACACTGCCCCCCCTACGTCCCAACACTGCTTGAGCGCATCCATTGCTGGCGTGAAAAACCGATTGCACTTTGCGTTCCACGAGTTTGCCGCAGCGTCGAGCTTGAAGTGAAACTCATTGTCCAGTTCTTGGAATAAGTCGTCCAGCGCACACCAGTTCATGTTCTTCGAGCTCAACAGCACCTTGTCCATTTGACGCTACCCTCCAAAACCCCTCATCCTTCTCTGCGTATTTGCCAAAACGTTTAATTGATTATACCGCATTCACGGAGCTCCTTCAAGTTTTTTCGCGTACTTAAAGTCAAGATCGATTGTGTCTTTTAATACCCCGAGCAGTGAGGTCATCAAAGCCACTTGTTTCTCGTCGTCCGTGCGGTATGTTTTCTTCTTGCCGTTCTGCGCAACTGCAAACGACATCACCATTCTGCCATCCTTTCGGGCAAGCTCTACTACCCACTCCTGCCCCGGTAGAAGCGGCGCGTCTATCTCTGTGCTAATATTGCGTAGAACGTTTTTGCGTCCATCATTCATGTTCAAACCTCCTTTGCGTAACCGCAATGCAAAACTCTTCGATTTCCGATGCCCACAGACAACTTCCCCTTCCGTTAAACTGCTCCCAGATTAGCGGAAAACCGCCGATGCCGTCAAACAGGCTTCCCATTGTCGCGTCTCGCTCATATTCCGCGCACAGCCGTTTCAGCACCCACTTCCACGGCGGCAGGGCAATGCTGTTTCCGAGCGCCTTATATCGCGCCGCGTCGCTCGTTTTGCGTGTCCTTCCTTTGCTGTCCGTCCAGTCGCCGATATCCGTCCATCTATCAGGTAGACCCTGCAATCTCTCGCATTCGAGCGGGGTTAATCGGCGCACGAATTTTTTGAGGACGAGGTTTGTCGCGCCTTTATAGTCCCTTTGAAGACAAGCGCTACTCACGTTCGATTCGTAATATTTTCCAAAGTCTCCGTTTGCGTATGTGTGCGTTTCGCACACCACGTCGCTGTTGTCTGCCGTATTTCGCGCCTTGAGCGTGGACGCGTGTTCAGACGGCTCGTAGTCTCCGAACGACCGATACCGCATCGTCAGCGGCACTTGATTCCCACCCGTACCCATGCGCGCCACTAACGTCGGTACGATTTCCCCACATTCGCGGATCACCTGGTTCGCGTGGGACATGTCTAAAATCGCCATGCCGCCTTGGTTTTTGTCTGGACGGGTATCGCTTGTGTCGAGCGTTTTTGCAATATTTGTTTCCCGACACCCGCTGTGCGGATTGGGTGATTTCATGCTGTTGCTTGACATGGAATCAAACGCGTATACTATACTCGGAGCATGTGCGTTCGCATTGAGTGTATGACACGGATTCCCGAATTTCGGCACACTTCCGTTTTGCGGGCTTGTTATTTGAGTTGTGTCGAACGGCATAATCTCACACACTGCGGGCTTGTTGCCACCTGATTCCGCGTTGAGCGTCGGCGCGCATTCTTCGCTGTAACCGATGCTTCTCGCACATTCACTGTTTCCCAGTTTGAATCCTGCACAGAATACTCCATCGCGGGATTGCCCTGCCTTTTCTCCTGCGTTTAACGTGTGAAACACGCCGTTTTCGTCATATATCCGAGCGGTTTGCGAATCCCACGGTGTAAGACATGCCACCGCCGGCCTGTCAACCGTGTTCAACGTGTAGCTTTGGTTCTCCCGCCATCCGCGTCCGTTACATCCTGCGGTATCGGCGCGGTCGATTCCGTTGCCTTGCAAGCACCAGACTGAATCTCCAGCGCCGCTTTCAGTTGCGGCGGCAGCTCCTTTCCGCGTCTCTTTGCACGATTCAGAATCCCTTGACACGCCCTTGCGGTTAAAAAGTATTTCTCCTGCGGCGCTTCCTCCAAAATCTGCGATAAGCGCGATGCGACGACGGCGTTGGGGGACTCCCCAGTATTGCGCGTCAAGCACTCTCCACGCCACACTCCATCGTACTCCCACGTCGCGGTACTGTCCCCATGTCGGCCATCCGCGTTCAGGCACATCAACACAGGGGCTTCCGGCTCGACGACGCGGATCGTTTCTTCGAGGACGGCGGCGAAGTCTTTGCCTTTGTTGCTTGAGAAGGCTCCGGGGACGTTTTCCCAGACCATGAACCGAGGTTGATTTCCATTTGTCGCATTGCGCATCTCCTTTACGATCCGAATTTGCTCCATAAACAGGCCGCTTCGCGCGCCCGCCAGTCCCGCACGCTTTCCCGCGACGGAAAGGTCTTGGCACGGGCTTCCGGCGGCTTTTTGCACAAGTTGTTGAGATACCATTCGCTTCGTCCGAGTTCTCCAGACGCTTGCTTGTGCGAAACCTTTGCGCGGTTCAAAACGTCGTTGATATAATCCGTGTTGACATTAACAATTCCTCGCATTGTCTTTTACCCCCTCTGTTGTGCTTCCGTTTCAAGCTGCATCGAGACGGCTTTCAGTGCCGAGGCATAGCCGTTAAGGTACACAAGTACTCCCGTCGAAAGTTCTTTGTCGCCCAAGGTTTCCCAGATGTTCTGCTCATCAAATTCCGAGACAAGCATTTCGAACAACCTTTCTTTCGTCAGCATTTTTACGCGTTCCTCCCGTCGTTTTTCTTGTCAAAGTCACGTTCACACTTGCACTTGCGGCGCAGATACCCATTGATTGGAGTTGAGCCAATCATGATTGTGCCGTGCTCGTAAATGTGTTCACCGCATTGCGGGCAGATCAGTTGTGCCTTGTAGACCGCCTCTTCGCCCCAGAACTGCACGTCCCGCGCAATTTTTTTCTTGACCATGCTGTTATACCTCATCACTCGTGAGTGTTCTAAACAACGACGCCGCATTGGCATCGACGCTTCCACGTCGCTTTGATGCCCCTGTAAATTCCAAGGCAACGGTATTTCCCAAGATTCGGTCGTAGATTCGTGTCTTGGTTATATCGGTCGCGGCTTTCATTTCGCGCGGAGACACGTTTGTGGTAACAACAAACGGCCTGCCAGTGTTCACTCGTTCGTCGATAAACATAAACGCCTTCTCCGCCATGAACGACGTTTCCCGCTCCGCTCCGAAGTCATCGAGGATCAACAACCCACAACCCTTAACGCGATTCCTGATATAGTTTCGGTCTTCCTGCTCGTAGAACGTAGCGTCAGCCAGTGCCGCAATGCTCGTGAGATACACCTTCACTCCCTTGTCGATCAGCGCGTTAGCAAGGCAGTATGCCGCGTGTGTCTTTCCCGTACCGACGCTGCCCCAAAGCATAAGCCCCTTTTCTCCCTGCGCGACAACTTTCTCCCACTTGTCCGCATAGGTTTTTATCATGCGCAAATTCGCGCTGTCTTGCGATGTTTCAAATCTGCACCTACGGGCGGACATGTTTGGCAGCGCTTTTTCGCGCTCGATCTCGATATCATTTCGTCGCTGACGTTCAGCGTACTCCGCATACTCTTTGCGTCGGCAAGCACACTGGCGATGGACGATGTACGTTTCACTCCCGTTGTTGCCATCAACCGTGCATTCCATGAACATCGGTTCTCCGCACGTCTCGCATCGAAGATTGAGCTTGCTCGGATCGTTGTTTTTGAGGCGTGCAAGCAGCCTGCGAATATCTCTTTGCGTTTCACTCATTGTCTTTTTCCTCCGGCGTAGCCCAGTAGCTTACGTCAAAGCTCATGGATTTGTTGATCGGGTCGTCGTAACCCATTTCGTCGATAGTGCGTCCGTATAGTGTTCCCTTGTTCTCCGCGGAAGGGCGATAAGGTTGTCGCTGATCTTTACGTTCTTTCTCCTTCACCGCGTCTACAACCCACTTGCGGATGGCGAGATAATGACTCTTGGCTTTATAGCCCTTCATCTCGATATGCTCGTCAAGGAACGTGATGGCCTTCTGCGTCATAGTCTCTCCAAACGTCTCGTTGAGCTTTGAAAGCTCGTCGTCGGTAAGGAGGACGTGCTGGTATTCGCCGTAGCGATGTTTCGGAGACCTTTGAACATTAGACTTTTCCTGACCATCACTGGGGCTATTAAGCGCCGCGCCTTGCGCGCGCGTTATGGCGGCTTCGCCGCCATTATCCCTATCTACGTCAGTAGATAGGTTGTTATGTACTGTAGTGTTGTGTTGTGTAGCAACGGATTTCCGATGGACGTCCGGCGGACAGTCCGCGGACAAGGCTTGTTGCGCGGCGCGGGACGTCCGCTTCCTTTCCGCGTCTTTTTCACGCGTGTCCGCAAGCTTCCCTCCGATCTCATACCAGCCATTTACGAGCATCGTACGTTCGCCTAAAACCTCGATAATTCCTGCATTTTCGAGGGCTTTGATGAGCATCGCAGACTTCTTCTTCGGCCACCCCAAAGCGTCCGCAAGCATAGCAGGGGAGACGTTTTCGAGTAGTCCGTTTTTGTCAGCATTTTCGCTCGACCAACTGTAAAGTCCGGCAATTAAACCCGTCGCAGAATATTGCTCAATTTTCAAAATTTCTGCGCAAATTAAAGATTTTTTTGATCCATAAATCGTCGTCGGAAACGCAATCCATGTATTGCTCACTTGCGCCTTTGCCCCCATCCTTCAATCAAATATTCCGGCTTATTCGGATGCACTACGCAACCCCCATCAGAATTTCTATCTGTCCGACCGCCCATAGAAGCGCCAACGTGAGACCACACAGCCCAAGAAACGCCAGCATGTCGCGACCAGTCGGAATCTCAAGCCCCAGAAAGTCCAGAATCCCCGCGCGCCGAACTTTTCGCTTGCGTGCGCGTGTTGCATGTGCTATAATTGGAATGAGGATTTTGGAGGTAATCATCCAATCGTCTCCTGCTTTGCCCCGATGGATTTTGCCGATCTCCGGGGCTTTTTTGATGCTCATTTTCCGTCCTCCCGTGATATAATTTAATCGTCTTGCAGCAGATCATCGATTGTCCCGCCAAGAACGCGTTTGATCTCCTGCCATACCTTCACCGAGCCGTTCGACGCGCCGGACTCAATCGCGCCATACTGCCGCACTGTGATGTTGAGCAGCCGCGCGATGTCTCGCTGCGTCAGCCCCTTGCGTTTTCGCGCATTCCGTAGGTTCTGTCTCATATCCCACCATTCCTTTCTGCTCGACACGCGGTTTAACTTCATGTCTTGATTTGATTATAGACGCAGTTCAACTTCATGTCAAGCCTTTTTTGAGGTATATCATGTGTAATTTTTCTGACCGTATACGCCAGCTCCGCGTTGCGAAAAAGGTCTACCAAAAAGACATGGCATCTTTCTTGGGTATATCGCTCCGCGCCTATCAGCATTACGAATCAGGTGATGGTTTCCAGTCCGTGCCTGGGCTTGTCATCCTCGCCGATTACTTCAACGTTTCAATCGACTATCTCGTCGGGCGAAGCAACGATCCGAGACGATATTGACGGAATGAGGGGTTTTGCGCACAAAGCGCATCATATTACCCCTCCCGTCAAATATTTCCAGAAAAGGTTACATGCGCTTGTTCCCGTGCCGATACGGGCGCGTTTTGTTGTACTCGTGCTTCATCCGGCAGACGCGCCATAAGTCCATGCCGTTAGATTCAAACCACGCTTCAATCAGACCGATCAGTCGCGCGTAGTTGGTGGTGGGCAGCCTCAAGCGCCGAGTCAAGCTATAGCTGTCTGAGATGCAGCATATAAGTGTGTGGCAACGCTCGATAAAGACGCTGAACGTATCTGGCAGTTCATCCAGCAGCCTCGACTCCAAGTAATAGGGATTATATTTAACGGCAGTATCAAGCGTTCGAATCACAGCATCGGCAAGCTCAACCGGGACGCCTTCGGGCTTTCCGTCGTCGTTGTAATAGATTTCTGTAAGCCCGTGGCCGTTGCGGTATTCTTCGACTGCTTCGGACAGTTCACAGTGAATCATCACCGTCGCGTCCTCTAACGGTCTTTTTTCGCTCCACCAGCCCTTTTCAACGGCAAGCGCGTGGATTTCATGGGCGAAGTCTTCGATAGCCTTAGAAGTCATTTTGAGCCCTCCTGAGAGCATTCAAGCGAATTGATGGTGTTGGTGCGCTCATCAAGCGCCAAGACGATGTCTCGGAGGTTGCTGGCGCGGTTCTGCCAAAGCAGCATGTCGGTCTCTTTTGCGGACAGCGCGCGTGTAAGCCCGACGATCTGTGCCTTGTAGTTTGCGATGTCCATGTTGAGGCGCGCAATCAAATCTTCCTGCCGGGAGTTTCGCTGTTCAAGCTCCTTCTGTCGGCGTTCGGACTCGCGGCGCGCGGTTTCCGCAGCTTCAAGCATGTCACCGAGTTCGTTCAGATTCCGCCGAAGTGCTCTCTCCCGCTGCCCATTCTCAAGCAACCGATCAATGATTTTCCACATTTTTTGTACCTCCATACATCGGGGCCCAGCACGCAGCGTGTGAGCCACGCTTTCCCTTTTTCTCGCAAGTGCCTTGATAAGCGCAAGCGTCGCATTTGCCAGTAAGCAATTTCTCCTGTTCGGCGATGACGAGTTCTTGCAGAGACACGACCTCGTCGGCGCTGGCGCAAAGGTCGACGAGCTGACGAATCAGCTTTGCCGCGTCGCCAAGCACCTGTCCGGCCTTCGTTGTGTCGCTTGCCACGTTGGGGCGGCGTTCAATCCCTCCCCAATATTTCATCTGCACTGACAATGTTTTTGCGAGAGACATGATTCTTTCCGCTTCATCGGAATATCTCGATGTCATTCGGTGGGCCTCCTTTTTTTCGGGTAATTGTGTAATATACGCGCTTCGGCGCTTTCCTCAAGCTGGACTTCGCGACGAGAACGAGTCCGCGAACAATGTGATTGCTGGCTGGAGTCAGGTCGACAAAATCCTCGTAGTAAATGCCGTATTCCGCGCAAATGTCTGCCAAGTCGAAGTAGTTCGGATAGCAATGCAGCGTTTGTTTTGCAATCACATGATATTGGATGTCCGTATGGTTCCAGCCTTCGTGAAACACAATCGAATATTCCTTGTACTCGTCAAGGCGGGGAGGCGCAGAATGACGCGCCTCTTTTTTTGCCTTGAAACGAACGGCGATCCGACGAATAGTTGACTCCGAAGCACCCGTCTCTTCTTGAATCTTCGAAAGCGGTGCGCCGCATTTTGCCATCATCGCAATTTTTTCCTTGACGTCCAGAGGAACAACCTTGACGGGCTTCTTGTTCTCCGCATGTTTCGCAATCAGGTACATGGTCGCGCCGATCTCGCGGTTTATGTCTCTATAGCTGTGTCCTTCACTGCGCAATCGCTTGATATCCTCCGGGTCGGTTTTGGATTTTCTCACAGCGCCACCTTGTGCCAATCAGTTAAAGTGGAAAGTCGTCTTCATCGTCGGCGGGAACCAGATCGGACAACGAACCGCCGATTGCAGGGTTCGTCCAGCCGGACATGTCACCCTGCGCATTCGTTCCAACTGGCATAACGTCCGTCGAGAACTCGCCTCTGTTAGCCGCGCCGGGTGTGCGAATAAATTCAACGGAATCCGCCCAAACATCAATAGAGTATCCTTTCGTGCCGTCCTTCTTTTCGTATGACGAAATATAGAGCGGCCCGTATACGGCGACCTGGGATCCTTTTTGAAGGAAGTTGTAGCAGTTCGCCGCAAGCGTGTTCCACGTCGTGATCCTGAAATAATCCGCCTTATGGTTGCGATTATTTCTGGCGCGAGATACCGCAATCGTAAAGGTGCATACGTCTTGCTCGTCGCGGGTTCGGCGCAGTTCGGGGTCTCTCACCAGATTCCCGACACCATTCCAGATGTTCATTTTCGATTACTCCTTGTTCTTGCCAAGATTTTTTCGAGCTTATCAGAGGCGAATGTTACGCGCATGTTGTTAATGCGAAGCGTGATAAGCGCGCCTCCGCGTGCGCGATCCGATACGGTGAAGTGCGCAATGCCTTCCATCGGCGGATCGTTTTCCGACGCAACCATCACTTTCTGTGTAAAAGGACAAATCATTTGCCGATGCTCCTTCCCGCCTCCCATTCGCGATAGAGTCGGAACCAGTCATTCGCGTCCATGATGATGATCCAGTCGTACTGGTTCTTTCTATGTGCCACAATCGGGAGGTCTCCGTTTCCGGCCGCCGTCGCATCGCGGCGGGATTGGTCGAGCGCGTCATAAAGTCGCAAGCTCTCAACGCGCTTGACCTCAATGTGAATGCCAGGGAGTCCTTCGCAGTCTCCCGCATCGCCCGTCTTGCCCTTGAACTGCGCCGTGCGATGCACGTCGGCATAACCATTCTCGCGGCATAACGCGGCAAATTCGCGTTCCCCGACCTTCCCCTTATTCCTCGACATTTTTCCCATTCAAGCGCCTCGCCGAGCGATCAGTCGAAGAAACTGTTCTGTGACGACGCGTCGGGATTGATCTGTACGGCGTCAGAAATGTCCTGTTCGGGCTTTTGCGCCTTTTTGCGGGTATTTACCTTCGGCGCTTCTTCGGGCGTTTCTGCGGGCGTTTTAGACGGGTCTACGGGAGGTTCGTCAAACGGGAGCTCGGAGTCGGAGAAGAAGGCTTCTTCGGGGCGAATCACGCCGCCCTGTTCGGAAGCGTCGTCCTCGCTCATCGCCGTGCGCATATCAATGGACATGGGAGCGAATCCGTCGCCGAGAAGTTGTTTCAGAACGGTCTTCTTACACATCTTCATGTGAGCCTCGGAATCGGGCATATCGTACCACGGAGAGCCGTTGCGCAGACTCCACGCATCGCTGTCGGAAAGTTCGCCTTTTTGGAGCTTCTCGTACTGCTCCAGATTGAAAGCGCTGCTATAGCGATTGGCGTGCATCAGAATCTTCTTATGCGTCCAATAAACAGACTTTTTGAAGCCGTTGCGAAGCTCATAGTAGCCGTAATACCCGGAAATCGGCGATTTCTCACGCGCTTCTTCGTCTTCGCACCACTCGATCACGGGTCTGCGGTTTCTGTCATAACCCTTAAACTCATTTTCGCGGACGTCAAACACGTCGATGTCTGCATATTCGCCGGAGCGGATCGCAAGCTGCGCCAATCCCTTGTAGGAGAGCTGGAAGTTTGCCGTGGTTTTGTAAGGTACAATGGAATACTGCCCCAAAACAACGGACAGTCCCATTCCTTCGCCGCGCAGCGCCGCAGCGATAATCGTGTTGGGGTCGCACTGCTGCAACTTACGCGACGCGCTCACCGTGGAAATCAGCGTTGAGGTGAACGACGCGACGCGGCGCGGGTCTGCGAGAGACTTGTTCAGCATCGCTTGCATCGCCTGACCGCTGATTACGGACGAAAACGTTTTCTGAGACGGCGCGAGGCTGTTCCTGCCGCCGCGCGCAAGATTTTGACCGATGTTTGCCATGTGTGTTTTTTCTCCTTTATGCTCTGCCGTATTGGATGTTGTTTCGTTTCAAAAACTCTTTAAGAGCGGCAAGCTGCCGATCCGTAGCCGTGACACGGAAAACGATGGAATGCAGTTCTTCCTCTTCGCCGGGAGGATCAATTTCCTCTGCGGGAGCGGGCGCTTCCGGGTATGCGGTCGCCGTCGTGTAAACATACGGTTCGGAGTTGATCGGAACCGAAATGGGAATCGTGCGGGCTCGCTCCTGCTCTTTGCGCTGTTTTTGTTTCAGTTCAAGCTCTTTCACGGCCAGCAGACGTTCGTTTTTCTTCAAGCAGCGTGCAAGATCGTGATTGACGCGGAACTCTTCGAGCAGCGTGGTTTCAAACTCGCTGTGAAGCGCACGGATTGCATCGATCCCGTCTTCGCATTCCTCGATTTTTTTGACGATTTCCGTCTTTGCGTCATCAATCGAGAACGATACGTTTTTCCATCGCGGGTTAAAGATGTCTTCAAATTCGAGGTAGCCATCCGCTTCACCCACCTGTTCTTCGAAGAAACCGCGCAATTCGTCGATCTTCGCAGTCGCGCGGCGCTCGTCAAAATCGTGAACCTGTTCGTCGAGATTCTTTGAGGCGGCGTCGCAAATCGCGGTAAGCTCTTTGCACTTGTCCTCAAACGCCTTGAGCGGCGCGGTGTAGATCCGCTTAACCGTCTTGCGCGTCTCGTCGATACGCGACGCAACCTTGCGGATTCGCGCGCGGTCTGTCTTGGCAGTGGAGATGGTTTCGAGCGTAACGACCATCGACGCATAAGGCTGCATCATCGTCGTTAGCGCACTCTTCATCTCGTCGAAGTTCGCCTCAATCGGCGTGTTCTCGATTACCGCAAGATCCGTTTCAAGCCGAAATTCAACGTCGTCGCTCACTGTTTCACCTCTTCCATGCCATCGTCAAAGCGCGTAATCTCCTTGATCCTGTCCGCCCACGCGGGGTTGATCTCGGTTTTCGGCACGTTTACGGCTACAACAATGGCGCGTTTGTCGCCGTCTACCGTGGGGACGTAAACTTTGTCCCCGACATTCACTGCCAATCGCGTCGAATACAGGTAGTCCCTGCCGCCGTAGGCGTTGATGTCGTGCTTAAAGAACTTTACATTGACATACATTATGTTCCTCCTTTATCCAAGCACGAGCCGTTGTGGCGGCAGCGTGCCGTTTTGAATGTGCTTCCACATGTTCGCCTCTTCCGATGCGAGCCATGCGCGATCTTCGGCGCAGTCTTCAGCGTCAAGTTCATAGCTTTTGATCTGCATTCCGCCGTCTCCGTCAAGTAGTCCGGCGAAAAGCACCGCGAATGCGTACTTGGTCGCGTTAAGCTGGTGAAGAAGCTGTGCGTGATAGTACTTGGGAATGCCACCCTCCCACTCTGCCGCGCGCGCCTTGGACGTGATTTCTGCCGTCTTGATCTCAAGAATGCCGCGTTCTCCGTTTTGAAGAAGTATCTCGCCGTCAAGCGTGGCGAACATCCACGGGCGTTCGTCTTGGAACAGAACGTCGTACTCGTGATACTCGACTACCAGATCGGGGTGCGTGGCGCGGAAAAGTTCTCTGAGCACGGGTTCCATGCGCACGCCGCGTTTAACGGCGGGGCTATTGGAAATATCCTTCGGCTTTTTGCGCCCGGTTTTAATCTCCCACAGTTCGCTTGCCGTTTGCCACGGTGACAATCCTACGCATGCCGCGGCCTCGCTTGCACCGATACCGTTCAGTCGTCCGTCAAGCCATTCCTGCCGTGTGTTGTAGCGAATACGCTTCGGTTCAGTCATCGTATTCCTCCATTTCCGTGCCATCAAACGCCGCATCAAAAAGATTTACATGCCATTCCCAAAATTTAAGTGCGCGATCCAAAGACTTAATACGCGTAAAACGAACCTCGAAGTCGCCAAGCGCGTCGCGCGTCATTACATTGTATCCGCCCTTGAGATGTGCAAGCCAATACGGGACGTGCCCACGATTGTCATAGCAGTTATCCACGAGACATGGATAAAGCTCTTGCAGCGTTTTTGGCTTCGGAACGACGTACTTCCTATCTTTCGATGGTTTTCGCACGGGCTTCGGTATCGGTGTGACAACGGGCCGCTCACGAACGAGATCGGGTCTGCGATCAGGCTTGAGTTCAGCTTTGCGCATTAGGTTGTAAATCGTGCCAGTGCTGCACCCGATTTCTCTCGCAATCCGCGTTACGCCGTCTCCCGCCTTGTAGCGATTGATAGCTTCTTCGCACTGTTCAGCAGTAAGCTTCACGCCAGACATGCGCATTCACCGTCCGTTCTTTTGGATTTGCAATAAAAGTTGTTGTGAAAATTGATTTTTTGATGTATAATACCAGTTGGATATTCCATTTTATTCCTCCAAGTTTTTGGGCGCGTTCCCGGCGCGCCCATTTTTTATACCGTAAAATCGATCAAACGATGTCGGAAAGCCAGATTGCGGCCAAAATGGCAATGGACAGCATATTCAGCACCCAGCCTCAGTTTCGGATTTTCTTCGTGTCTCCGACCTCACGCATTGCGATTCCCACCGCCAGCATGCAAAACAGCAAGAATACTGCGACCCATTTCAGCGCGTTAAGCATTTGCCCCTTCTTTCTTCTCGCCAAGAAACTTGTTGACGAAGAACGTCTGCCCTTTGCCTGTGATCTTCGTAGTGCGCGTTATGCGAACAGATTCGTTCGGAAGTGTCACGACTCGTTCCTTCACTTCCATCAGCCCTCGTTCCATGCTGTACTGCGTCGGCATGTTCTTGCTTGCGCCGCATTTAATCAGATAGCCGTTGTCTCTGAGCCAGTTGAACAAGCGCTTCTGACCAATGTTTACGCCGTTTTGGTGCAGCAGTTTTGCAAGGTCTCCGATAAGGATTGTGTCGTCCGCCGTCTCAACAGCTTCGGCGAACAGAACTTTAGGTTTGTCGCGTTCGATCTTTTCGTTCAATGATCGCATCGCTTCAAGCGTCGCAGTGAACATCATCTTCGTCGCCTCGTCGGCGTTGGGAAGATACGTTGCAAGGAACAGATCGTCGTTCGCGACGTAGCCGCCTGTCTTGCGGATGGTGGGCAGTACTTCTTCCGCAACCCAGTCTGTGAACTTTTCTGCGGACGGAAGTTTAGAGCTGAATGCGAGGCGATAGAGGTCGCTTTCGGGGATAAAGGAAAGTTCCTGTTCACCACCAGCCGTAAGGGTGCGGCGTTTTACCGCCCCCTTTGCGTGAGCCGCAATCGCATCTTTGGGACGTGCATACCCTAACGCTCGCGCAACATCGTTTCCGCAAAACAGCACATTGCCGTTTTCTTCAATCGTTCGGATCTCGCCGAACTGCTCGTTCTTGAAAATCTGCAAGTTGTTTTCCATGTGTCCCCCTTAACAAAACTCTTCTCTCAGCTTGGACAGGAGGTAGATTTGCCCTTTCCCAGTGACAAGCGTCTGCGGGAAAATCTTTGCGCCGACCACGGTGTTCTTCGTCACTTCGCGGACGTTGAAGTAGCCGGATTCGATGTAGCGCTGATACGCTACGTTGCGCGCATCGAGATATTTCTTGTCGCGTAGCCACTGGAACAGGCGCTTCTCTCCAATCTTGATCGATTCGTCACGCACGATCTTGGCGAACTGGCGAATGGAGAGGCAATCGGACGTACTTCCAACGTGTTCTGCGAACTGAACGAGCGGCTTGCCCTTCTCGACTTTAGCCTCCAACTGCTTGCGCTTTTCCATTTCGCCTTTCAGCGTGGTAGCCAGTTGGATAATGTAATCGGGGTTGAGCAGCGTCTTTTCGATTGTCTCCGGCGTCATGTAGGCTCCGTGCTTGCGGATGGTGGGAATGACATCATGCGTGATCCAACGCTTGAAGTCATGCAGATGCTTCTGACGCGCTTCAATGTATTTGTCGGAAACACCGCGAGCCTTCGTGGGCTGTAATGCGAACAACACAGAGTAAAGACCAGCTTCGTTTACGATGGCCACGGTCTGCATGCCGCCGGGGGTGTTCATTTGCGTACCCCCCTTGTCATCAGCGTCTACGCCTTGCATGACGCGGTTTCTGTTAGTAACTCCAAAGTATGCACATACATCGGCAACGACAAACCACGGTTCACCGTTCTTGACAATGGTTCGGAGCTCGCCAAATTGATCGTTCTTGAAGACCTGAATGTCGTCCATCTTTTCCCTCGCTTTCGGTCGTTTGAAGTTTGACTATTAGTGCGTGCTCTATGGTGCTTTTTTGCTGAAATTGCTGTAAAATGTAAGCGGTCAATCGTCAGAGAAAAGTTCCTCGACGGTTGTTCCCAATGATTTCGCAATCTTGATAGCCACATCAGCGCGCGGAATCCTCTTGTCGTACTCGTACAACTGATAGCATACGGTCGTCACGTTTGCCGCGCTTGCTACTTCTGCTTGCGTAAGCCCACACTCGTTTCTCCGTTGCTTAAGGTTGTTCACCATCACCACCTGCTTCCTATTTACCATCATTTGTTGGTATTCCTGTATTGTAATACCATCGAACGTTGGTGTCAACACTTTTTTTGAGGATGTGTTGCATTTTGCCGTTCAATGATCGATTCAAAGCGCTACGCTTGGAGCACAATCTATCGCAGCAGCAAGTCGCCGCCAATACGGGGCTGACCGATACGACTGTTCAAAATTATGAATACGGAGTTCGAAAGCCCACATATGACGCGTTCATTGCCATCGCGGATCTGTTCGATGTGTCTTTGGACTATATTGCCGGACGGACGGACAACCCAAAGGTCAATCGCTGAGGGTAATCAATACCAGTTAGGAGGTCATAAATGTATTCAAACGATCTGCTCGCTCAACGACTCGGCGAACTTCGCCGTGCAAGAGGATGGACACAAGTTGATCTTGCTAAAAAATGCGGGATAAACTACACAACCATCAACAAGATAGAAAGTCGTCAGCGTAAACCAACCGTCCCGGTTCTTTTCTTGTTTTGCGAGGTGCTTAATGTCTCATCCGACTACCTGATCGGACTTTCAGACAATCCACGACGGAGACGGTATTAAGCGGTCAGTCTATCCCTCCGTTGCATTTTCATATATCCTTCTGGCGACGCCATCGCGTCGCCATTTTTATGTTCTGCCGAACGTATAGATTGTCAGACCTTTGTCAGCAAACGGATATAAGCGCAGCGATGACGTCAAGCGCAAATCCAATGAATGCGAGCTTCAATCCGAGGTATTCCGGCAAAAAGTCAAACATTCCGTTCCGCCTCGCCACATCGAGCATCGTGCCAATACCGATAAGTGCCAGCGATGCAGCGCCGATGAATGAGGCTGTCACTGGAAACTGCTCCTTAGCGGAAGAGGTCATCGATGGTAATATTGAAGGTTTCGGCGATGATCGGAAGGTGGCGCAGACTTACGCGGCGCTTGTTGTTCTCGATGTAGGAAATGGACGAGACGTTGTTGAAACCGAGAATTTCAGCCAATTCAGCCTGACTCATTTTGTTCAGTTTGCGATATTTGCGAATGTTACCACCGATGAACTTTTCGTTAAATTTCATGCGATATTCTCCTTTTTGTTTACTTGTTGTATATATTATCTCACCTCAATTATCTATAGTCAAGTAAAGTTTCTTTGTTCTCAGAAAATTTACAATTTATTTTTTGCGTGACATCCCGTCGCGGGATATGCGATAATGACGTTAGACAAGGAGGGCGTTAAGATGAAATTGAAATGGAAAGATCAGGAGTTTTTAGCGAACTTGGACGCGGCTGAAAATATTGAAGATTTTACCGCGCTTATGAAATATTTTGAGTGGGCGCGCGCCGAAAACGGCCTGTCGCGGCGTGAATTGGCCGAGAGGTGCGATTGCGAAGAATCAGACATCCAGGAACTCGAAGAAGGCATTAACGGTAAAGCGTGGGTGATGGTAAAGGTCGCCCATGAATTGCAGCTTGGACTTAAGCTTGTAAAGCGTCCATTTAAGAGCGTGAAGATAACGTTTTTGGATTGAGGTGATTAACATGGAAAGAACTTTTCATGAAATCTGGGACGCATTAAAAGAACAAAGCCGGGAAGCAAGGAAAGAGTTGGAACAGGAAGTGCGCTCCGACGTTGGAAAGATGATCTGGCTCTGTCGCGCCCACCATCAAATGGAGAGAAAGACGCTGTCGAGAATCTCCGGCGTGCGCGTGCGAGTCATCAAAAAGATCGAAGAAGACGGCGGCAAGGGTGTGCGCCTGTCCGACGTGGTCGCCGTCGCACAAGCCCTCGGACTTCGCCTCACTGTCCGGGATTGAGCCCCGGTTTTCACTAACATCCTACGTTTTACATTAGCGTATATGACATAGATCGGGACATCAAAATAGCACACCCTCAGCGCCACATCGGCGCTTTTTCTGTTTTAGAATATTTATTCAAGAAGCACCGTGGTCGGAAAAGATCAGCAATAAGCAAAAAAATAAGGGCAATGCCTGGAGCATCACCCTCTAAATCCCGCACTACTCACGACGCCAGTTGGGACGCTCGCGCAGCCGCTGGTACGTCGCAATACGCACGGGATTTGCTCGTGAGCGGTTTTTGCGCCTCATCGTCCGATCGATCGCATCGGCTCCATGATAGCAATGTGCAGATGCTATCATACCTTCTGCACTAAGGGAGGCGTTTGTGCGCCGCTCAATAACGCGCCGTTCAACTTCCGTGAGAGGTTGCGCGTCTTATGCAATGAATTATAGCCCGATCAGCAGCAAATGTCAATCAAAATCCATCTCCCCTACCCTCTTTTCCGCATTCCGCATCTCTAAACTCATTCCAGAATGCTCTATTTTGCCCATATTTTGCCCTCAGAGCGTTTCTCTCGGTTCAATCGATAATTTCCTCGCCTAAGATTTAACCGTGCCTTAAATCGCAAATTAGACCCATTCTCGCGTGTTTTAATCTTTGACTCATAAACGGAATGCGCTATTTGCCATCTAAATCGCTTTCTGGGCGCGTTTCATTTCCGCAGGATAAAATGCTCGCTATCGGGGTGAAGTGCCTCTTAAATCGCAAAATAGGCGCGCTCAGGCGCATTGTAACCGCAACCAAGCCGCTGCATGTGCGCAGTGCACCCGCTACATGGCCGCATACACGCTCACGCGTGCGTAGAGGGACGCAAGCATGCTCACGACATTCTCGTCGGGACGTTCATGGGCGATGGGGTTGATGGATGCAAGCTGCGCTTTACGGACATTGGATGGGTGGACGGGGGGAAGAGTCCTAAGCTTTATCCGCGCGGAAACAGCGCGCCCAACTGTAAACCGGGGGGCGTGGCGTCCACGGGGCGTCCTGGAAGCCGGGACGGCAGCGCCTGGGCGATATGGCAGCG